TTAGTCGGTGTTACTGTAGGAGTTACAGTATTGGTTGGCGTTGTTGTTGGAGTTATTGTTGGGGTTACAGTATTAGTCGGTGTTACTGTAGGAGTTACAGTATTGGTTGGCGTTGTTGTTGGAGTTATTGTTGGGGTTACAGTATTAGTCGGTGTTACTGTAGGAGTTACAGTATTGGTTGGCGTTGTTGTTGGAGTTACAGTAGGGGTTACTGTATTGGTTGGCGTTGTTGTTGGAGTTATTGTTGGGGTTACAGTATTAGTCGGCGTTACAGTAGGGGTGATCGTTGGTGTAACTGTAGGTGTAGGCGTATTTGTTGGGGTTGGAGTTGGGGTTGGTGGTGGGGTCAAATCCAAATCACCATGTAATAACCACTCATCATTGTTCAACTTTACAAGTGTAGCTATGGAATTTACATTTTTTAAAAATGTGAAAGAATTTACACTTAATAAGCTGACACCAAAAGAGGCTGATAAATCGACAAAACCGCTACCTTTTCTCATCACAGTTAAATGTGATCCTATTGGGACATTTAAAACAGAGTCAGTTGGAATTATAACGCGAGTTAAAGTTGTCGTATTAAACGTTAATAAGGAATCTACGTCCGATTGTTGTAAAATATAATTTGTCGATGATTCATGTTTAACATCAATTACACTATCCCAAGAAGCGGAATTGGAATTCACATTACTGTAAACTGAATCCCAATTGGCACTTGTAACATTCACAGATGAATACACGCTTTCATATTTTGCGCTGTTTATTAAAGATAAAACATCTTTAATTTCCATTCTAATTTCATTGGAACTATTTTCATCATATCCAACAAGAAAATCACCAGTTAGAGGAGATGTTCTTAAATTGAATTCTGTGAAGTTGATATTAGCCATAATTATATTTAGATGAGAAATTTATTTTTTAAATTTATTTTTATGGAGTTGGTGAACTATTTACAGTAAAGTACGTAAATCTTTTAGTACTAGAGGCTTTAAAATAACCCGCATCATTAAAATAAATTATATCATAATTACCAACTGGTAAATCACTTGGTAATTTAAATTGAAGAATATAATTTTCAACAACATCGTAATCTTTGACTGGAAATACCGTAATTGCTGGATATCTACCACTTATGGATTTTATGTTTGAATATAAATTTAACGTTGTTAGAGATGGTATCGATGTGTTTGAAGATGATAAGTATAAGCCATTTAATGTCGTATACTGAAACATATCACCATAAATTGTTACCAATGTTGATGCTAGGTTACTCAAATAGACATTAAATGTAGATTTGGAGTAATCTTTATTGTTATTTTTTTTGCAATTACAATCTTCCACTAAATTATTTAGAAAAAATACTCAATAATATAAATATTTAAAATGTATCAAAAAATCATACAAAATCTATTGACAATAGTTAATCAATTGAAATATTATCATTGGCAGACAGATTCTTATTCTAAACACAAAGCATTGGGTAAAGCATACGATACATTGAACGGTCTAGTAGATGATTTCGTGGAAATATTGCTCGGAAAATATGGGAAGGAACTATCTCCTATTTCTATAAACATAAAAACAGAATCGGAATTAGATTATAACTCAGCAATAGAAGAAATATCAAATTATCTATCGTATGAATTATCCAATATTTTAGATGAAAAAGACACGGATCTCTTAAACATAAGAGATGAAATGTTAGCCACCGTGAATAAGACTAAATACCTTCTCACCTTAAATTGAAAATTATTTATTCCATTTACCATTATTGATGATTTCAGCAATAATGGCATAAACTCCAAGATCCTTGAAGGAGTCAATTAAAGGTTCGTTTGATTCTGTTAATTCTTTTTTATAAAAAAGAATATTTAAAAGTCTTTGAAATTTATCAGAAATACGAACTAAAATCACACTTAGTGCAGTCTTAATGTCTTCTGAATTTTTAATATCTTTACCCATTGTGACATTATATGGGCCATAATCATTCAATTTTTTACAAAAAGTTAAATATTGAATAGATTGTATTTTTATAAATTCTTCAGTTGCAAGTGGGTATTTTTTCTCGATAGATGTAATTACGTCTTCCATTTATCAAATTATATATGGAATTATGAGATTATCAAGTAAATATTTTTATGAATTTTGGCGCATCGGAAATAAAGGAAGATCTAATTGCATTTGCGGGAAAGTTAGATGAAGGGATAGATTTAAATTCAGTATTGGATGCGGCAAATGTACCTCTTCTTTCAGAATTTTCGAAAAAAGCTCAGGGATTATTACCAGAAAATTTACTGAAAACTGGAATAGATGGTAAGATTGGAATGATTTCCATGAGTGAAATTAAAGATGCAATGGCAAGCGGTTTAGCTAGTGTAAAGGATCACTTAAAAAGTGAAGTTGAAGGAGCTTTCAATGCCATAAAGGGAGAAGTTGAAGGGGCTATCGATGAAGGTAAGAAGCTTTTGGAAGAAATATCAAATGTTGCTAATGAAATCCAAAGCAATGCATCAAAAATGTCTGATTTTGCAATGGACACGTTAAACAGCGCAACCTCTTTAAATGTAAATACTCAGAGTTTGGGTGCGATGTATAATACCGCCACGAATAGTCTTGAAAGTTTCACTAAATTATCTCCAAGACAAATAAAGGATTTAGCAAAACCAGATTTTTTTGGAAAAGTCGTAGAGGAAGCAACAAATACTGCAACAGAAGCGGCTGGTGCTGCATCCGTACTTTTAAGTCAACAGAGTTTAATACATGACCAACTGGATAGTTCAGCGTATTTGGATCTTTTGAATGATAATGTCAACATAAAACAAAAAGAAAAAGATGGTACCATTAAAATTGCAGTTGATAGGCAAGTGTATTGGGGTAAGGGTGAAGGTGCTGTCCCAGAAGCTGCGGCTAAAAAAGCCAATTCGGGAAGCAAATTGGTTAATGATTATAGTTTAGCTGTCGATAATTCAAGAATATTGATAGGACATAAGGTTACTTTTTCTGATGATAAAAAAGAAAGGGAAGGTGTTGATGTTGCTACAGCATCGAAAGGATTGAGTATAAGTGCCACATATCCAGTTGTTGGTATTTATTTCGATAAAAAGGAAGATGCCTTAGCGTATATGAAAAAACGTCCCAGAATAGTTACTGCTATCATAAAAAATCCAACAGAAGTCACGAGCGATAAAATTGACAAGAAAAAAATAAAAGAAGGTATTATAGCATCAAAGGCTAAAATAGATAAATTAACAAGCATGAAGGAAAACATGGCAAAATTAAAAGCATTGGAAACCATACCAGGCGAATTGATAGCACAAGGAGTTAAAGAATAATAAACATATGCAAAAACAAGAAGGTTTTTTTAGAGGAGTTATCGTACAGAACAATGACCCAGATAGATTGGGTAGAGTGAAAGTGTTTGTACCTCATTTACATATGGCACTCATAGATGTCGATAAAGAAGACTATGATTCTGAATTTTATTTTGGAGAATTTGGTACTAATTACCAACCAAAAGGTAAAAAATTAGTAGATTTGACAAAGTATATTGAAAAAATAAAATTCAAATTACCTTGGGCTGAGGTTTCTTTACCAATAACTGGCGGCGGGTTTAGTGCATTCAATTCCTCAAGTAATAAAGCAACAATATCAGATAGTCCAACGTATGGTAATCAACAATCTGAAGACGAAGATCACTCTACAGGATCTCCTCCTGGTGCTGATGTGAAGGAAAATCCCCCATCGGATGGTTTCTCATCTTCATCTGATAACCCTAATCCCTTGGGTTCGTCTTATAGTACCCAATCATATTATAATGCACCAAAGGGAATGTTTGGTGTGCCTCAAGTCAATACTAAAGTTTGGTTATTTTTCTTACAAGGCAATCCCAATACACCAGTTGTTTTTGGATATAGCCCATCGGCAAGTACTTATAAGCAAATATACGACGACACTAATTATCCGAGTGGATATGAAAACAATGATCCATCTAAAGAAAGTAATCCCGAAGATTCGAAAAGAAGACAGCTGACAGCAATGAATTATAAGGGTGGTAGTATAAGTTTCAATGGTACAGACAATGAGGAAGCCGTGAGCATAGCTCATGATAGTGGATCACATACGGAATTTAATAATTCTGGTAAAAAAAGTCTTGTTATGGGTCAGAGTAGCAAGTTGGTTAAGGGTGCTCAATTTACTACAGTAGAAGATACCTATTCATTCAAATGTGGTGATAATTCAGATATAAATGTAGCTGGTGATATTAAGATACAAGTTGGTGTTGCCGATTATGCTGCCGCTCAAAAATGGAAAGATACTGCGGCAAATATTCATGCAGTTAAAAGTTTACCAGAAACACAAAATTCTGGCTCTGATTCGTTTTTTTCTTCACCAATTTCGAAAAAATCTGGAAAAAATCCACCGTGTCCAGCTTGTAGTCAAGGACGTTCTTTGAATACATTGACTGGTGGAAATGGTGATAAAGATAATAAGGCGGCGATAGCTGGTGGTCAAATGTCATTTAAAGATAGTGCTATAAAAAGTGCTATGAATCTTTTTGGTGGTGCTAAAACCAAGTTAGGAATAAAAGATGCCGTTAAAGAACAGTACCCTAAAAAGGAAAAATGTAAAGTTTGCAATGGAGCTGGTACTTCCCCATCAACAATGGGCGGTAATTATCCAAAAGATCCAAGGAAAGACGAAATAGGAAATTTATATTTAAAGTCAGCGGAAGATTTTTTTGAAGCTGAAAATGCCTTAGGAAATGGTGGAAGTATTATACTAAATGTCACGAAAGACTTCTTCTTAAGTGTTGGTTGTGCTGCAAATGATTTAGACAGTATTAGAATCAATAAGGCTGGTGCTGCTCACGATATTGGAATTAAATTGGATGGTGATAAGGGTTTATACCCATCACAGGTTGTAAGCTCTGTTGTCGAAAAGGTTCATGTTGATAAATTTCCAGGTGGTCAATTTACAATTGATGCCCAACAGGGTGTTAATTTATTGGGTGGTTCTGGTGGATTTGATCTCAGTACAACTGGAGCACTTAGTTTGTATGGAACTGTTGCAGAACTCACAGGTGAGCAGTTGAATTTAAGTTCCAAGAGCGGTTTAAATATAGCCACTGGTGAAGTTTTATCTTTAAAAGCTCCAAATATTTCAATACAATCCGACAATCAAACTTTCATTAAAAATAATTTAGCTGTAGATGGTAACGTTGTTTGTCGTGGCGGTATCCTTGTCCAAGGAGAATTATTCACTCAACATATTACCGCTCCATTGTGTATTCAAGAAACAGAAACTCAAGACATATTGTATGGAACCGCTGATCCCAATTCAGCTAAAATTACAGGATATATTGCTGTAGGTACAAGTTTCACAGCTACAGTAAATGGTGGCGCGGCAACTATAGTTATAACAGGTAATCCAGTTCCATTGGTAAGCACTGATAGTGGGAAAAAGGCAGATGATGGATGTTTTTATGTTTATCCACACAGCCACTTATTCAGAAACTTGCCTTTAACATTGAAGGGAACATATGAGGAAGTTAGAGGTAATGCGGCTGGCGTAGATGGTAACACGATAGTTGAATCTAAAAAGGTTGAGAACGGATTAACTGCTCCAGATATAGGAAATGTAACTAGAGATGCTGGAGTTGGTTTAAGTAACCAATTAAATGCTAAAGGATTTGCACCTGTTGACGTATGAAATCCTTTTCTTCTTACATTATGGAATCGACTTCCTCTCAAATAAAACAAAAAATTGACAATACTATCAATTTTTTAGAAAAGAAAAATAAAGTTTTATTTTTAACAACATCCAATCGTTGGGAAAAAGCCGCTGACGATATTCCTAAAAGTACTCAATTAGCGTATCATATCCAAGAATTACTTGGAATGAAAAAGGTGGAAATTATTGATGTTTCTAAGCTCAATATATACGTATGTGAAGGAAATGTTAGCAGTGCAAATGGAAATTCTTGTGGTGTGAAAGATTCATTATTGAAAAATAGTGATAAAAATCCAAGTGGATATCATCGTTGTTGGTGTTCTATTAACAATAAAGACGATGAATTATGGAAAGTGTCTAAATCACTTTTTGAATCCGATTGTGTGGTGTTTTTTGGCTCGGTGCGTTGGGGTCAAACTAATTCAATCTATCAAAAATTAATCGAAAGATTGTGTTGGATAGAAAATAGACACACCACATTGAGGGAATCCAATATCGTTAAAGATATAGATGCGGGGATTGTTTTAACTGGGCAAAATTGGAATGGCTCAAATGTAATTGATACACAAAAACAAGTTCTGAAATTCTACGGATTCAATGTTGTGGATAATATTTCTTGGAATTGGCAATACACTAATAATGCAAATGATGAGACTAAGGACTCTTATAAAAAAGCCATTAGTGAATTTCAAGACGATCTACTCTAAATAATCATATGTTGAGATTCGATAGAGCTGTAAATAATATTTTAAATCGTTTGATTTTTGAACAAGACGAGAGTGTAGAAATTGAAAAAGAGGATGATAAGCCTTTGAGTAAGGAAGATGCTATTATTGCAGACATTCAAAGAAAAAATGATGAAGGCAATGCTGCTTTTTTTGCACAAGCGAAAGAAAAATTTAATTCTGGTGGAGAATATGTCGATAAGTTCATTCGACAAGTTGAAAAACTTTCACCCAATATCAAAGTAAATGAATCAACATTTTCTGATAAAATATCAAAAGGATGGGATTATGCTAAAGAAAAAGGTAATGAATTATTGGTGAAAATGGCTCCAACACAAGATCGTTTGGCCGATCATGTTGTTGAAAAAATGGATAATATATTAACATATGTTATTGGTGTGGAATTTACAAAAAAACTAAATGATGAAATAAGTGAGAACTTTTTATATAAAGTGGTTGCCATATTTTTCGATCCTACAGGTGTATTGTCTTGGCCTTACTTAAGAGACGCTACTGAGGCTTATGAAAAACATAAAGGTACGGAATATGAAACCATCTATCAATTGAACCTACTAGCGGCACAGTTGGCCGTTGTTCCAACATTTGCATTTAAACCGATATTTGGTATTTTGACTCTACCATTGAGATTATTAACTGGTTCTGGTGCTAAAGTTATGGAAAAATTATTTGGAGTATTGGGAGCAACTAAAATATCCACGGGGATCGCAAATTGGATCCGACGTAAATTACCATTCAGACCTAGAAATGCCAGATTAACTGAAAGACCACCAAAAATATCTAAAGCATCTAAAGCTGAAAAAATAATACCAAAAGCAGTGAAAGCTGAAAAATTAATACCAAAAGTAGTGAAAGCTGAAAAAATAATAACAAAAGCACCGAAAGCTGGAATATTTGGAAAAACCGTTATCGGAGCAGTGAAATTACCAGGTAAACTTGCAGGCAAGGCTTTAAAAAATCCATTCAAGACTGCTACTATATTGGGTAGCGGAGATATTCCGAAAACATTAGAAGATTTGAAAAAATCTGGAGAAGATTTGAATAAAGAAACATTAAAGCGAATTGAAAAAAACCCTCTTGGAAGATTTTCTAGATTTGGTGAGATCTCAACGCAAAGACCTTAAAGCTTTTAATATATCTCCCATACAAGCTTGGAATGCTTTAGATAATTTAATTTTATCTAAATTATCTAACTTAACCCAAGAGTAATCAATGTGTTCATCTGATAATGTTATATCCTCAAATGCTTTTTCAACTTTAAAAATATAAGTGTAATAAGTATTTCCTCTGAGACTGATCTTCAATTCTTTTTTATTCACACCATGAATTGTTCCAATTTCCTCTTTAGCCTCTCTCATTGCAGTTTTTAGTGGCGTTTCTTCTTCTATTGGTTTACCCCCAACGAATCCCCATTTTCTGTTTGCTTTTTTCAATAGTAATATACGTTCTCCATCATAAAAAACAATACCAGCACCACTGAATTGATTGACCTTAGATTCTTTAATAATTTTATAAGCTGTGAAAATATCCATATAAGTATTTAATTGATGTATAAATAATACCATGATAGAATCCAAATTTGATTCACTTGTTAATAAAATTTTAAAAGAGAGTTTACAGGGAGGAAATATATCATCTACCAAAGTTTCTCCAGCGGTTGCTCCAGTTTCAAATGAACGACCCGTAGTTCAACCCAAAGATATTAAGGGGCAACAACAACAGCCTATGGGTATTAAACAACTTCCGACAGGTATAAAAGAACCCACAAATCCAGATGAACCCGCAGCTATAGATGAACCCACAGCGGATCAAGGAGAACCCACTCAAGATGTTGCGGCTATGCAAAAAACTCTACTTGATCAGTTAAAAGGTGATTCTAAACAAAACGAATTATATAATAAACAAGTGGTGGCATTATTAGCAGCGGTTGCTAATAATAAACAAAATCCTTCTAGTGCTGCGACTACACCTCAAGCATCTAATACACCACAACCCTCCAATGTACCGCAACCCTCTAATTCTCAAAGTAAACAGGTTTTGAATAATCTATTAAAATTTTCTTAAATATAAACATAAATACTTCATACTATGGGACAAAATTCAGACACATATAACATTTTCGGTTCATACTTTAACAGCGTTCTTTTGAAAGAACAGACCATGATTGTTAGAGGTCAGGAACTCGAAGATAAAAAAAAGAAATTAGAAACGGAAACGGATCCGATTATGAGAAAGAGGTTGGAAGCCGATATTAGAGCTTCGGAAGAAAATGCGAAAGAAGAAGAAGCTAATCCTAATCTGAAACGAAGAGATGGTGAAAGCATTAAGGATTACCGTAAGAGACAGGATATTATGAAAAATCATGCCGATTATTATTCAATAAATGGAGAAAAACCTGATTGGAATAGGGAATTAACTCCTGATGAAGAGAAGAAAATGAAGGAAAAGGGGTGGTCGAAAGAACAGACCATAGGAATGGCTGATCGAGAAAAAACCATGAATAATGTGAAAGACACTTTAAAAAAACAAGGAAAAAGTGAAGGAGAGATTGATGGTGTAAATTATAAAATAACATCAGACGGTAAAGGTAATGATAATATTAGAAGTACCAGAATAACTCAACCGCAGCAACCACAGGCAATTCCAGCGTCACAACCCAATGCACAAGTTGCAACTCAACCAGCGGCTCAAGAACAATCGGATGATGAAATCATTGCTTCAATTAGGGCTAAATTAAATAAACAGTAACAGACTAAATAAATTTATGGGACAAAATTCAGACATTCACAATATTTTCGAATCTTATTCAAAAAAAGTGCTTCTTAAAGAACAACAGTTATCACGTGAAGAAATTCTTGCACTTAAAGATCAAGCGAATCGAATTAAAGACCCAACGAAAAAACAAGCGATACTTGATGAAATTACCAAAGGAAGTGCTGCCCCATCAACAGTTGCTAAACCTGTTGATGTTCCTGGTCCACAAAGTAATTCTGGTGGAATTAGTGTAGGTGGTTTAACATTACCAGCAACAAAACCATCAGCACCAAATTCTGGTGGGGCAGTAACCGCACAAATGCCTAGTACACCGACAGGTAGTTCAGGTGGTGGAATTAGTGTAGGTGGTTTAACATTACCAGCAACAAAACCATCAGCACCAAATTCTGGTGGGGCAGTAACCGCACAAATGCCGACTGACCCCCAAGGTAGTTCCGCGTCCAATATTGATGTTAAAATACCAGCGGATTTAGGCGGTGGTGGAACCGCTCCTAATAGCGAAAAAACGCCACTAGAAGTTGGTGGGGGTATTAGTATTGGAAATCCAGATGCGGCACAAGAAGCTCCCGCCAAAACAACAGGAGCGGGTTCAAATAAAAAACAATCATCTTCAAATAATGGTTCTATTGTAGATTATTTGGCTGGTAAAAATCAAGCATTTGATAAAGCATCCAGAGGAGAATTGGCGGCACAGTATGGTATTCAAAATTATACAGGAACAGCACAGCAGAATACGGATCTCTTGAATAAACTAAGAGCAAACGAGAAAATGACACAAGGAACAAATGCAACTGGAGAGAAACAATATGCTGCTGGAACAGTTCCAAAAGCACCCGCCAATGAACCACAACAACAGCAACCACAACAGCAACAAGGAATGGGTGGTGTCATTGGTGGTGCATCTAAGTTGGCTGGTGGTGCTGGTAATCTTGCAAAAAAAGCACTCATTGGTGATCAGCCTCTCGGTGGTATTGTTGGTGGTGCATCTAAGTTGGCTGGTGGTGCTGGTAATTTATTAAAAAAAGCACTCATTGGTGGAGGCCAACAACAGCCCGCAGCACAACAAGCCGCACCTGTACAACAACAAGCTACAGCAACTACACAACCAGCTGCACCTGTCCAACAAACTGTTTCAACTAAAAAACAAACGGCACCCACAAAACAAGCGGCACCTGTACAGAAAACGGCATCTAATTATAAGAAGACCCCTGGTGATGCTTCTGCATTTTTTAAAGATCAAGCCGACGAGGAAATTCAAGAGAACAAAAATATTGCTAAATTCGTAAAATGTTTATCTGAAAAAAATTATTCACAAGCTCATGAGTATTTGAAAAAAGTTGTAAACTCTAAAGTTGAAAAGAATTTATACAGAGCCATAAACAAAATTTAAGGAATAAATACCTTTATATTATGAATAAAAATTATAATAATAACGAAAAAATTAACATTTCTAAATTTTTAAGACATTTATCTGAAAAAAATTACTCATCAGTGCATAAATACTTAAAAGCTATTCTCGAACAGAAAGTGAAAACAAAAGTGTTAGAGGGCATTAATAAATTTTAAAAAATATGGATATCAAAAAGCAACTCAAAAAAGTTACTAAAGAACTTCTAAGCGAAGAAGCACTCAATGAAATTCAATCAGCATTTGAAAATGCTGTAGAAGAAAAAGCAAAGATTCATGTAGCTTCTGCTCTCGTTAAACAAGATAATGATTATGCTACTAAATTATCTCACCTTTTAGAAGTCATCGATAAAGACCACACAACTAAATTAAAAAAGGTTGTTAAAGCTATTGATATTAATCACGGTCAGAAATTAAAGGGTATTGTTGAAAAATATCAAACAGCATTGGTTAACGAAGCTGGCTCTTTCAAATCCAACATCATTAATGACGTTTCCACATATTTGGATGCTTATGTTAATGAGGCATTGCCTAAAGCTCAAATTGAAGAGGCTGTTAAAAACAAAAGAGCAACTATTGTTCTTGAGCAAATTAAAGACTTCCTTGGAGTTGATGCAGCCGTTGCTAAAAAATCAGTTAAATCAGCCATCATTGATGGTAAGAAACAAATTGATGAAGCCAACAAGAAACTCCATGCAATTGAAAAAGAACATTGCTATCTCGTTGAAAAATACAATGCCATCTCTTCCGATCTCTTATTGGAAAAGAAAGTTGCTGGTTTAAACGATAAGAAAAAGGACTATATTACTCGTATCATGAAAAACAAAAGTGCTCAATTCATAAATGAGAACTTTGATTATGCATTGAACCTATTTAGCAGAAATGAATCCGATAGAATTCATGAACTAAAAGAGAGCGCACTTAAGCGTTCTGTCACTAGAGAAGTAGATGCTCCTAGAATAATCGTCGAGGAGAGAACAACACCTTCACATAGAGAAGATGTTCAAATGAACCCTTATCTTAAGGAGTTATCTAAATACTAATTTTAGCTGAGATATTAATATTATTAATGTCTGAATCTGGAATTGAAAAATATTCCAAAGTCGAACAAAAAAAGGAAAACAAAAAAAAAACGAATATGAAACAAATTAGACCTACACAAGCCTATATTGATACAACTCGCGCTGAAGCCCTTTTGGAGAAGTGGAAGCCCGTTCTGAATTATACTTCAGATAAGGTTGCCGCTATCGAAGACGATCATACACGCCTCAATACCGCTATGCTTCTTGAAAACCAAGAACGCTGGTGCATTGAGGAATCCAACCAAGCTGGTGGCGGCTCTTCCGTTTTCGGAAGCGTTAACGCTGGTGGTTATGGTGGTGCTGGTGCAAATTTCCCCAACAGTTATCCTGGTGGAGATGTTTATGCCAATGGTGATGCTCGCTTACCCAAAATCCTCATCCCGATGATTCGCCGTACTTTCCCTGAATTGATTACTAATGAAATCGTTGGCGTACAACCTATGGGCGGTCCCGTTGGTTTAGCCTTCGCTCTACGTTACAAGTACCTCGCAAACCAACTCGGTAATGATGGTGTTGACGGAACTGGCACAAATGCCAATGCCGCCCTCCCCAATCCTCAAGCCGCTGCTGGTGGTAAGGAACTCGGCTACCAATACCTAGACACACGTTACACTGGTACATCCAGTGCTAAGTTGTCTGGTGCAAGCGGCGCATACGCCGATCTTTTCCCAATGATTGGACAAGATCAAGGTGTTGCTCAACTCTTAGCAAATTTCGAATTGACAGGTAAAATCCCTCAAATCGAAGTTTCTTTCGAGAAGACCGCTGTTGAGGCTGGCACACGCCGCCTTGCTGCACGTTGGTCAGTTGAACTAGAGCAGGATTTGAAGAATATGAATGGCATCGATATCGATACCGAACTCACAAATGCAATGTCTTATGAATTGCAAGCTGAGATCGATCGTGAGATGATCATGCGTATGATTCAAACGTCCCTCAACGCTGGTTTTGGTGTTGGATACTCCGTATGGAGTCCTGCATCCGCCGATGGCCGCTGGCTCGTCGAGCGCAACCGTGATTTCTATCAACGTTTAATCATCGAAGCTAACCGTATTGCTATTCGCAATCGCCGTGGTGCTGCAAACTTCATCGTTTGTACCCCTCGCGTTGCCGCAATCCTCGAAATGTTACCCGAATTCCAATGGGTACCAGTTCAAGGTAATGTTAATACACAGCCTGTCGGTGTTGCAAAAGTTGGTAATCTAGGTGGAAGGTTCAACGTTTACCGTGATACTCGCACAGAAGCTCAATTTGAGCAAGGACGTAGTTCAACCTACTTGTCTCCAGGTCAAGCCCGCACGAATCGTGTGGAATATGCTTTACTTGGTTACAAAGGACCTGAATTCTACGATACTGGTATTATTTATTGCCCTTACATCCCCGTGATGATCCAAAGGACAATCGGCACGAATGACTTCAGCCCAAGAGTTGGTCTTATGACCCGCTATGGCGTTGTTGACAATATATTCGGAGCCAATCTTTATTACCACGTAATTCTGTTAGCTGGTCTCGGTGAAGGTTTTACACCAGGCAATAACTCGGTATACTTCTAATATTTAGAAGTAGGCGAAACAACTTGAATGTCGGGGAGAAATCCCCGACATTCTTTTTTTATATATTTTTTTATTGAAAATACTTTTGGAGTATATACAATGGATAAATAAATATATGAAAGACAAAATAACCAATTTCTTAAATGAAAAATATAAGGGAAGTACTAGATTCATTAAACCAAAAATGTTTATAGATTTTTTTGGTAAGGAGATGTACGAATCAATCAATTCATCAATTAATTGGTTCAATGATCCGTTTTCTCTAAAGGTATTTTGTTTCGTGAATGATATTTTAAATAAACCAATATGTAAAATATGTGAGGGGGATGTTAAATTCAATCCTTCAGAAGCATGTTTTCAGAAATATTGTAGTAATTCATGTAGATTTAAAGATACTTCATTCATATTCGAAAAAACTAAAAAGACGAATATTTTAAAATATGGTTCAGAAAATATTCTAGCATCGAAATATGGTATGGATAAAAGTAAAAAAACATTAATGGAAAAATACGGTGTCGATAACTACTTTAAAAGCGAAGAATATGATAAGCGCATTAAGAGTGGTGAAATTAAAAGGGCATATTCTGGTGATAAAATAAGTAACTCTATTAAAAAAAGATATTATGGTAATTTAAAAAACAGATATGAAAATTTGATTCCTCTATTCACGTTTGATGAATATGAAGGAGCACATGACTACGAAATAAACTATAAATGGCAATGTAAAAAATGTAATCATAAATTTGAACATTGGTTAAACAATAATTACAATATAAAATGCCCATTATGTGAAAAGTTGGGTACTAGTATTGAAATGTTTATAAGTAATTTTTTAGATAAACACAATATATCATACATTAGAAGAAGTAGAAGTATTATAAAAAATATGGAATTGGATATATTCATACCTTCAAAAAATATAGCCATAGAATGTAATGGATTATATTGGCACAGTGATGCGAAAAAGGATAGAAAGTATCATTTAAATAAAACAGAAAAGTGTTTAGATAATGGTATAAAACTAATACAGATATTTTCAGATGAGATAGAATTAAAATCAAAACAAGTATTGTCTAGACTGTCTAGTGTTTTGAATTTAAATAAAATAAAAATAAATGCTAGGGAATGCGTTGTTAAAGAAATTGATCATAAGTTATCTTCAAAATTTTTATTAAAATATCATTTACAAGGTGCCGATAGAGGTCTTATTAGATTGGGTCTTTTTAAAGGAAATAGGCTTTTATCTTTGATGACTTTCACAAAATCGAGAAGGGCATTATCTCAAAAATTATCAGAGGGTGAATATGAATTGAGTAGATATTGCTCAATGAAAAATGTTACAGTCATGGGCGGTGCTCAAAAGTTATTATCTAATTTTATAAAAAAACATTACCCTAAGAAAATAATGAGCTTTTGTGATAGAAGATGGTCTAATGGTGAGCTTTATGAAAAATTAAATTTCACATTAGTTAAAAAAACAGAACCCAATTATTGGTACACTAAGACATTTAAGGAAAGATTTCACAGATTTTCTTTTGCTAAACAATTCCTACATAAAAAATTAAAAAATTTCAATCCATCTATTTCTGAGAGGGAAAATATGGAAATTAATGGTTACAGTAAGGTTTATGACTGCGGTAGTTTAAAATACGAATTAAACATTTAAATTAAACAACAAAAAACCCTCGAATTTCTTCGAGGGTTTTCTATATTTATTTAATTTGTTTTATTGTTCAAAAAGGCTTTTGCCAGTTTTGAAATTACCAACCTTATTCTTAGAAGGATTGGTTAATTCGGACTTATGATCTAATGGATGTTTACCAGTCTCAGTTCCAACTGTATCGGTTACACTAGCATTTGCTTTACCAGAGGATGCTTTGATGTTACCAGAGGCTGCAAAACCTTTTTGGAGTTTATGACCAGCAGAATCAGGAACCTTTTCAATGTCTGTGGTTTCATAGAAATTATTTTCTTCATTTCCTTCGTCCTCGTAATCCTCATCTTCGCTATCAGAATCAGTGTCAACGCCGAGGTCTTCCAAATCAGTGTCGCTTTGATCGTCATCACCAACAACGTCTTTTAAAACGTCAAGCAATTTTTTAGCTAAATCCTTATCAAGTGTGATTGTGACTTCATTATCACTGTCGCTATCATCATCACTATCGGTGTCGAGATCGAGATCGGAATCACCAGCATCACCTTCTGGACCTGTGCCGATTCCTGCGTTAAAATCTAGTTCGTCATTATTCATGACATCTTCATAAAGTCTATCAAATATACTCATAAAGTTATTTATACCACTTTCATCAATTTTTTTAGTTTTTTGTGAAAAATTTTTATCTTTTTTAAGTTTCTTTAAATTTTTAACATTACCAGGCCCAGTTTTCTTCAATGTTGAAGGTTCTTTCACATTATCACTGGAATATGGGAAAGTATCTTTGGGCATTTTTGCCTTAACTTGTGCTGATTTCTTTTTAGCGGCTTCTAGTAATACCGATTCATTCATCAAAGATGCTTTTTCATTTTGCATTTGACGATAAATGTTACCAATATCTTTGATTGAGCTTGATCTGTTGTTCGTATTATTCATCATATAGTATTTATACTCTGAGAATCTAAATATTATCAAATGCCATTAAAAAAATTAAAAGAAAAGTTCTATTTGGGCAACAGCAACTTACCAACAGCCCAAACTGAATATGACTATACTCCTCAAATGATAAAGGAGATTGCAAAGTGTAGGAAAAATATTCTACACTTTGCAAGTAATTATTTTTACATTATCAATGTCGATGATGGTAGACAAAAAATTAAATTACATAAATTTCAAACAAGAATTTTAAAAGCATTAACAGAAAATAGATTCAATATATTACTAGCAAGTCGTCAAATTGGAAAAACGACCATCATGACCATATATGCTCTATGGGTTGCATTGTTTGAGGAAGATCAAAGAATTCTAATTGTAGCCAACAAAGAACAAACTGCAAAGATGATTCTTAAGAGAATTAAAACAGCGTTTGAAATGATGCCGAACTTCATTAAAGCTGGTGCTGTAGAGTATGGGCAAACCAATATAACTCTTTCTAATGGCTCAAGCGTTGGTATATCTACAACAAGTAGTGATGCTGGTCGTGGTGAATCGGTAAATTGTTTAGTATTAGATGAATTGGCGTTCCTTGATGCTGGTTTGTTGGAAAATTTCTGGAGATCAGTATATCCAATCATTTCTTCTGCAAAGAAATCAAAAATTCTAGCGGCTTCAACACCAAATGGAATTGGTAATTTGTTTCATAGTTTATGGGAGGGTGCGAATAAAACAGGTGGGGAATGGAATGGGTGGCATCCAGAAAGAGTTGATTGGTGGGATGTACCTGGCCGTGATGAAAAATGGAAAAATGAAACTGTCAGGACTCTTCAATCTAGGGATGCCTTTTTACAAGAATATGAAAATGCATTTTTAGCATCTGGTGAAATACCAATAGATCAAGATGTATATACCATGTTAGAATCGAGTTGTAAAGATCCAGAATTTATTTTTGATGATGGTCAATATATTGTATGGGATGAACCCAAAGATAATAACTTTTATGCAGTAGGAGTCGATGTTGGTGAAGGATTGAACCAAAATGCTACAGTGTGTCAAATATTAAATGTAACAGATTTAACAAATATTACACAAGATGCCGTATATTACACTAAAAAAATATCACCATATAATTTTGCACAAAAATTACACGATATTCTCCAACAATGGGGAAGACCACCAGTATTGATCGAAAGAAATGGTTGTGGTGCTCAAGTTGTAGATTCATTGAAAAATAATTATGGTTATGAAAATATAGTAACTTGGGGTACTAAAGGAGCGATTGGAAACGATTTTAAGTTGACAAGTAAAAGCGGTATTATAAGTCACCAGAATTCAAAAATAGAAGGTGTAACAAATATGCGTTATTTTTTAAATGAAATGCGTTGTATAAAATTAAGGGATATTAAAACTTTAATGGAATTGAAAGATTTTATCAGACACCCAAATGGTACTTGGAGCGGTAGAACAGCCAATACATTAGATGATAGGGTTATGGCATTAGTTTGGACAGTTGCTATTTTAATTAATGATATATGTAAAAGATATTATGAAATCATATCTGTGGATGATAATCAAAGACCATTAAAAATAAAACCAGCTGATTATGGTATTGGAGATATGATTTCACCAAACAATATATATGTCAATGAAAGGGATGCCCAAGCATTTATGCCATTACCCACAGTTTTTTCAACTTTCAATGATAATTCGGACCCTTTATCGAGTTTGCCAGATTATGAAATATTAAAACGTGATGGTTGGGACATCTTTAATAAAAATTCATTCTAAATAATAACATGGCAACAAATCTTTCAATATTTCAATCGGCTTTTAATAAACAGAGAAAAGATAAGTTTATTATGGTTTTTGATTTGCCAAAAATTTTAAAATCACAAAAATCTGTACTTGAAAGATCTAATAACAGAGTCATTCCAGATGCAGTTCAATGTTCCATATATGGTTCAGTTATACCGACTCTAGCTATTCCATCAATAAATACACCTTATGGCGGACAAGTTTCGAAAGTTACATCATATTCTCGTCCAGCTTTTGAAAATATGACTGTCAACTTCACTATAGATAATATGTTTAATAACTATTGGAACATATATCGATGGTTAAATTCATTTAATGATGGTAAGACTGGTTTATACAATTCACCGATAAAATCTGATGGATTTATGCCCGATTATCAAACCAACATAACAATATATGGTAAGGATGAGTATAATAAAAACGTAATAAAATTTGATTTTATACATTGTTTTCCAGTTTCTTTAGGCGGTGTGAGTTATTCTGATAGAGATGCAACGGAAATGGAGTCATCTTTTCAATATTCTTATCATCAATTCAAGGCTGAGTTGATGTAATAATAAAAAAATACAAAAATACGAAAAAAGACTCTTGACAAAATATAAATACTTTATATGGCAAGAACAATTCAATCACCAGGTGTAGAAATTAATGAAATAGACTTAACATTGAGGGCAGATACTGTCGTAGGAACTAATGTATTTATCGCTGGATTCGCAGCCCAAGGCCCTATTGATGAGGTTCTACAGCCAACATCCATTTCAGAATTTGAACAAATTTACGGTACTCCTACAAATTCAGCAGAACGTTATTTTTATCATTCTGTGAAAGGCGCTATAAATTCTTCACCAGCCAAAGTAACTGTCACGCGTTTACCGTATGGTGCTGATAAAGGTGAAGGTTTTTCTAGTTGGAAATACAGTGCATTAGCATATCCAGTAGCTTCCAGATATGCATATAATGTATATCTGTCGGCATATAAAATGACTTCAGTTGTTGTTACCAACAGCGGTTCTGGTTACGTTACAATGCCATCCATAGTTTCAAATGCACCTGGTCAAACAGGGACTGTGTTGCGTGGTGTCACTGCTGACGATGGTTTAGGTCAAGATACTTTTGGAATTAAATCTATTGATATTGTATTTGGTGGAGATTCATTTTCTCAACCAACCATAGATATTGGTGCATCCGTTCAAATCACTAACGTTTTAATAGTTGATGGTGGAAGTGGATATTTGAATGAGCCGACGATAGAAATCATTGGAACAAATACGAGAGTAGCTTCCGCTAGAGCCGTTATGATTGATGATGGAATTGGTACTTTTGTCATAAGTGGCACAACCATTCTTTCACAAAATAGTGGATCTGGTTATTCTATTGCGCCTACAGTTGTTGTGACGGGCGATAAAATAAGTGCAGCATCTTTTACTGCCAATTTAGGCAATGATGGTACTGGTACTTTTGGTGTAACGTCACTTAATTTAATCAATACTGGCTTGGGTTACATTACAGCCCCAACCATAACATTCGTAGGGGCAACTACTGGTGCACAACCAACCGTAAACGTGAATGGCTCTCTTGTTCCTACATATAAAATTGATAGTATTAACATACTAGATTACGGATTGGGTTACTCTGCTAAACCAACTGTAAATGTAATTGGTCCTGTTAGAGCAAGATTGAATTCTGAAAATGATGCTGTTTTAAATGTTGACGGTAATGATACAGGTACATTTGCTGTTGCTAACGGTACTCAATCATTTAGCGCATCTATTGAAAGCTCACTAAATGGTGAGGCCAATCCTGGTTTACAAGGAGGGTTGGATACATTACCAGCATCCAATTATACCTTTGACTATCTTGGAAAGACATGTTACATTGGTAAACCAACACACATTGAGTTGTCTCCAGAAGAATATGAGTCAATTAAACAGGGTAATATAAATTGGACAAATAATCCTTCTGTATCCACTCAAGATTTTTCATTCAATACACTAGGTCATGCTGGAATGATTGTTTTGAATAAAGCTCAAACTTCAATTAACAATAAATTTGAAGGATATTATGTTGGTGCCATAGATAACAGCAATTACAATCCAGCTACAGATTTTGACGGCATACAATCCATCAATGGTATCAATGAAAATGTTGTTGCCACGAAAAATTACATATCATTACCTACCAGTAGAATGTCATTTGCATTATCGGCTGGAAAAACTGGAGACGGTTCTTCTCTTTCTGAGGTTATGGAAAATCTGTCGAATTATGATTTGGCCGACGAATCATTTAATGACACATTCGCATTAGCTATTTTTAAATTACGTCAGAATTTAAATAGCGGAAACTCGATTCAAATGTCTTATGGTTTAACCGAATCTCACACTGGTTCTATAGACTATAATCGTGAAATCGGTGATAGTAATGGAGGACCATCTAAGACATTCTCCATTGAAAAGGTTGCAAATGCATCTTCTGCGAACTTAGATATCATGGTGAATCCTTTCTTAAGTGATAGATATTTGGATTCAGGTTTAGATGTTAATGGTAATCCTACGAAGAGAGTCAGGTTCTTAAGTAATAGACTATCAATTCCATTGGTTTCCCCAGGATTCCAAGATAATGATTTAACTTATGCTAAGAGAGTTGGCTCAACTCAGTCAACCATATTGAGCCTTATAGCTGATTATGGTAGAGTTGATGCACTGTTCCCATTGGGTATATATACAAATACAGCAACAGTTGAAAGAGAAATCGGAGCTTTACCTAAAAAATTAGAAAGAGCCTTTGAGTTGGTAGAAAACGCTGATGTATTTCCTATAGACATCTCTCCTGAAGCTGGATTAGGCACAATATACGTTAATGCCATTGAACAAAGTGGTGGTGCTTATCTATCTGCTGGTAAATATTCAGATTCAACACCTTTAAATGCTATTTCAGCATGTTTTATCACAAATTTTGAAGGTCTTAATGATGAGGCAAACAGAATTATATCCAATTATTTGGCTGTAGCTAACGTATTCATACTTGCCGCTGAGAAACAAAGAAAAGATTTCTTAGTTATCCTTGATCCTATTCGCAATATATTCATACAGGGAGATAACAGCAAGGTATTAAATACTAAAAAAATATGGTCACCTAATGCTGGAGTAGATCCAGATCCTTTAGCAGCCAATTATAGTGCTACTAATTTTTCACAGCATATGTATTGGCCATTACGCCATCAATTTGGTAAAATTAATTGTTCATACGCTACAACATATTCAAATTGGGTACAAGTTTACGATTCATCATCAAGTCGTCAAATGTGGATTCCTTTCTCTGGAGTAGCTGCTGGAATTATGGCAAATACTGATGCTAATTTCCAACCATGGTATGCTCCAGCTGGATTTACTCGTGGAGTTGTGGCTGGTGCAAATGATTTAGCACTTTATCCTAAACAAAAGCAACGTGATCAATTGTATAAGATATCAATGAATCCTATAGCATTTTTCCCAAATGAAGGTTTTGTTGTATTTGGACAAAAGACATTGCTTAAAAAACCATCAGCATTTGATCGTATCAATGTTCGTCGTTTGTTCCTTAATTTAGAAAAAGCAACAAAGAATACAGCCAAGTTCTTCGTATTTGAACCAAACACATTGTTCACAAGAACTCAAGTTATCAACATATTGGCACCAATATTTGAAAATGCTAAAAACACTGAAGGTCTTTATGACTACAGAATCGTATGTGACGAAAGAAACAATACACCTGATGTCATTGATAACAACGAATTGAAGATTGATATCTATATTCAACCAGTAAGAACAGCCGAATTTATTTTGGTGAACTTCTATGCAACAAGAACTGGAACAAACTTCGATGAATTGATCGGAAAATAACAATTAACCAATTATAATACATTATGGCAGCAACAAAACAAACAATACAAGACTTCTACAGAGTATCATCTTTAAGAGATTTTACAAGAGATGTACAATTTAGAATATTAAGCATTAGCCCAGGTGGTACAACCACAAAATATGATGAAGATGATTTGGTTTATGCTAGATCAATGTCATTGCCAGGAAGGGATATTGGAAATGTTCCAGTAAAATACATGGGACTGACCTTTAATTTGCCAGGAATGGCATCATATCCATCTTCTGATAAATATGAAATAGAATTTTATGCAGCAGCTGATTCCGCTCTTTATAAAAAATTCCAACAATGGAGTAGGGATACTTTCGACGATAAAGATAGTACTGGAAATTACTTAACACCGATAGCATCTTCTACAATTGATTTGGTGCAATTAGATAATAATTTTGAAAAGGTCAATCAGTTTCAATTAGTAGGTGTTAGTATTAGAAATCTCGGAGAACTAAGTTATACTCCAGGAACAGAAGCCAGTGGCGGTAGTATATTATCTTTCAAGGTTAGCTTGGCATATCACTACTGGCAAGAAAAAGTTTAAAAGTCCCGTATTAAAGGGAGGGAGTGAACCACTCCCTCCCATAAATAATTAAAATGGGAGCATTAAATAATTCTTTAAGCAATGCCTTTAATAGTTTGGTTGGCAATGTTGCTGGTATAGCTAATGGTAGAAACCCATTAACCCAACCTCAAATAACTGATCTCTTCGGTTTCAATATACAAGGCACTCCTCTGGTTTCTACTAGAGATTATTTCTTATTGCAATTAGAGTCTTGGTTGACCGCTATACCATTACAGACTCAATGGATAATACTGATACAACCATTTCCCCAATGCATCAATACTGAAATATTGCAGGGTTTAGAGGTAACTGGTGGTGATTATAAGAATTTTAATATAACCCAAGCTAAAAATATACTAACATCATTCCCCTTTCAAAAGGTAAATGGTTGTATTTTTGCTCAAAAAGTAACAATTCCTGGAGAAACAATGAATGTTACGCCAGCTTCTGTTGAAAATAACAGGGGTTTTTTACCAGGAATAACTAGTGGTGGTAGGGGATCTTCTTATAACCCAAATTCAATGAGCATAGAATTTTTAGAAACAAATACATCCTTTGCGGATTTTGTATTGCGACCTTGGGTCATTGCATCAGAGCATTTTGGTTTTGTTGCAAGAGAAAAAGATAGCGACAGGAGTAGAGACGTTAGGAACGTTAAATCCACCGTATATGTTATGGAATATGGTAAAACGTATCAACACGTATCCATGATTCCAAAAAAGGTTTGGACTTTTTTTAATTGTGTGCCAACCTCTGTAGAGTCTTATAGTTTGGGATATGAAGAACCCAATACCCCCCCAATTATGAAAAGCACTTGGACATACACCAATTATGCAGTTGCTAACTCATTATATTTACCTTTACCCAACATCATAAACACAATATCTGGAATGTTTAAGGGTAAATTTCCACAAGTTAGCCCATTTCAAGGAGGAATTGGTGGGGGATCCGCTCCTAAAAATTTAATTCCATATTTATAATGAATTTATATACAAAATGCTATATACCTAGTTTAAAAAATGAAATTAAAATCAAAAATATAACTTTTGGTGATTATTTTAAATTAAACTCGTATATAGAAAATTCAGATTACGATACAATTAATGATGGATTCAATGAAATATGTGAAAAATCATCAAGTGATTATAATCTTTTAACCAACATAGATAAATTTATTATACTTTTACACCAAAAAATAAATTTTATAAATCCAATTTTAAAATTATCAGCTAAGGATGAGGATTCTAATATAATTTCATATGAAATATTATTACACAATATCTTAAAAGAGTCTTTTAAATATAATATCGATTCAATAAAATTACCTAAAAACATGTATTATGCAGATGTTAATGAGATTTTGAATGAAACGGGTAATAGCATAGATTCCATTAAGAAGCATATAAATGATAGTAAAACATTAATGTTTGAAGTGCCAGATTTTATAAAAGGCATTCCTAAAATATATTTGAATTGTTTCGACAATACATTATTCTATTTTTCTAAATTATTATATACTTCAAACTTACAAAATATGTATAAAAAAATAATATTTTTGAAAAAAAATTTTAATTTCTTGCTATCTGAGATTTATGATATGGATCCTAAGGAGTTAGAGGTATTTCTCAACACTAAATAATTAAAATGGCTTATAAAAAATTCAGTGATTTTACAATATTCGATCCACCAGATATTAGCGATTATTTGGTTGGATATAGGGAACTTGGTGGAGAATTTAGGGCATCTTTGCAAAGTGTCACTGATGTTGTAAAACAATTCGTATCTCCTACTTTACCGAACACTTTATTTGTTAATATGTCTGGAAATGATAGTGCATTGGGAAATTCCGAATCATTTGCATTTAGGACAATTAAGAGAGCTATGGCTAAGGCTTTGGAGATATCCAGAAGCATACCACAAGATGCGAAAGATTTTGAAGACATAAATGGATGGGGAACCTATCCCAATCCCGTTAATATATATGTTAGAGCTGGTAGTTACGTTGAAGATAATCCAATATATGTTCCTCCAGGAGTGACAGTAATTGGAGAGAATTCAAGAAGCGTGACCGTAATACCAAAAAATAAATTTTACGATATTTTTTGGGTGGATAATAAAACATCCATTCAGGGTTTTACATTTAAGGATTATTATTCACCAGCATATGCTGTTGCCTATCCAGAATTTGCTCGTTTAAACGATTCAAGTGTTGCGGGATACCCTTCAACCAGAATAGTGGAAGCAACAGCTAAGGCATCTTATTATTATGCTTTAGACTTTGCAAAATACCCAATAACAAAGCTATCTAAATCTAGTTTTTTAAATTTTAACGTAGATGCTGGACAGATAATATTAGATCCATTTAGAATTGCATTTTTGGGTAGATACTTTAGAAGTTTCGACAATAATGAAATATTTTTTACTTCCGAAGAATTAGTAAAACAGAAAGAATTCTGGGAAACGAAATATTATAATTTATCTTCTGCTGTCGAGAGACCTTTCATAATAAACCCTCCTTACATTTTTAATTGCTACACAATAACAACGCCAACCGAGTCCACAAAGAGTGATGCTGGCGGTACAATATACGTTAATGGTAATTTAGTAGATGGTCCATTGCGTTCAATGACAATTGAATCATGTGAACATTTCAATCAAGGTGGTAAGGGTATACATGTATCCAGTAATGGTTTAATAAATGTCATCGATAACTCTACAATTTGTTGTGCTGAGGGCATAGTTGCAACAGATGGTGGTACAGCTGTAGTAAATGGAAGTAATTGTACCTTTGGGTTAAGTGGTTTGGTATCTATCGGTAAATCTCCTAAGCCAACAATGGTTGGTAGTTTAAAATTTGCTATTTTAAGCGGGGTTGATACTGATACATTTGTTATCACAAATTTAGGATCACCTGATTTATCCGCAAATCAACAATTTCCTAAAAACAAAAAACCATATGTTGGTCAAGTTTTTCAAATAGTAGATAGAAGTTATACAGTATTATCGTCTGGAATAAATTATTTGAGTGCAAACAATTCTGGTACATTTTTTGTGGTCCAGAGTGCTTCAAATTTACGTCCAGCATTATTTCCATCTAAGGGATATGAGTGTGATATTATAGTTGAAAAGGTATATTCTCTAAGTGCAGATGCGAGCGTAACTGGAAAAACATATGTTCCACCAGTAGATTCATTAAATTCTGGAAGTGATGTTTTATTTTATATTAGAAGTTCTATAGTGGCATATTCTCATACTTTTGATAATGTGGGTACTGGTATAAACTTTTTAAGTGCTATTCCACAGGACTCTGTAATTGGAGATGATAGTAAAGAAACAAACCACGATCTTGTAGGTAAAATTTTATTCAATTCAAGTAATAAAAGTGGTAATATTAATTTTGGAGATCACGTCATTATCAATCAAGTTGAAGGTGAAATTAATACCAAAGCATTAGTTTCCAATGATACAATCACAAATACATTAACAGCATATGATAATGTAAATATTGGAAATGTAAAATATAATGATCAATATGGCTATAATAATTTACTCAATTTAGTTAAAACTTCAGATGATAGAATAATAGCAATAGAAAGCATTAACAATAATGGTTCTGGAAATAATATTAGATCTTTTCATGCCAGAGGAAACGAATCGTTAAAAAAAGCTCTTTCCGCTAATGATTCCATTGTTAGGCTAACAGCCTTTTCCCATAATGGGGTAAATTATCCAAATTATGGTTATGGTGGAAATGCATCTATAAATTTTAAGGCCGCTGGAGATCAAAGTTCAACAAATGCTGGTGCATATATATCACTGCATACCACTAAAATGGATACAATTAGCACTACGAGTGAAAGAATGCGTATTGCTGATAATGGTTTTGTTGGAATAAACACAACCAACCCATTGAGCACGTTACATGTTGAAGGAGGATTGATCGTAACTGAAAATTTAAGTGTTAGTGCAAATTCCACATTAAATAATTTAAATGTTTCATTTTTGAGTGCATTATCATCCTACTTAGATGTATCTTATGTTCAAAATTCTGTTATAAATAAATCCAAAATACAAGATTTATCCGTATCATTTTTAAGTGCCGATAACACTTTAATTCAAAATTTAACATCAGATGTATCTTACTTTAATATATTAACCGCAAATAATGCTAGGGTTTTATCAGCCGATTCTGATTACATTTACAGTAAAAAAACGGAAACTTTATTTTTAAGTGCATTATCTTCCAATTTAGATTTTATCTATAGCGATAAAATATTCGCAAACGATTTTACAGCCACTAATTTCAAAACATATGGTATTACAGTGTCTTACTTGTCTGCATTATCTGCCGATATAGGCACAACAAGTAGTTTGAGGGTTTCTGGTGATATTAATGTAAAAGATATTATATATGCATCCAATGGAAGTTCTGAAAATTGGACAAGCACATATATTACAGTTTCAGCGTTGAGTGCATTGTGGGGAGATGAATCTGGTGCAGTTTCCAAGCTATATGTTGATGGTAAATTTTTACCATTGAGTTCTGTGAATATTACTAAATGGGATTCGGTTTATACTTCAGTAAAAGACACATCTGCTAACTGGGATTCGGTTTATACTTCTTTCAACACGAATAGTGCTGATTATACGACATTTAATTATGTTAATAGTAACTTTTTAAATTTGACTGGAGGAACTGTAACTGGTGAAACCAAAATCAATGCGAATTTAACCGTTTATGGTAACTTAAGTTCAACAGGCAATTCTTATTTTTTAAATACAGTCTATTCAACTACTAGTGCATTGAGTGTTGTTAATATTGGAAACACTGGACCAGCACTTTATGTTGGTAATAATGGCACTGGAGACATTGCTTCATTTTATGATATTGATCTAGATCTGGAAGTTTTGCATATTGGTGGAAATAATGGCACCTATCCCAATGTTGGTGTAAAAACTAGCACCCCAAACAAAGATTTCACCGTTAAGGGTGAATTAAGTGCATCTAGTGATATTTGGACATCTGGTAATTTCATGTCTGCTGGCAGGGAATTATTTTCCATAATTTATCCAGATATAAATAAAGGATTAAATGTATATAGTACAGTAGATAGTAATAGTGCTAATTGGAATTCGGTTTATACTTCAGTTAAGGATGCATCCGCTAACTGGGATTCAGTTTACGCTTCTCTAAGTTCGGTTTATACTTCAGTTAAGGATACATCTGCTAACTGGGATTCAGTTTATACTTCAGTTAAGGATACATCTGCTAATTGGGATTCGGTTTATACTGGTGTTAATTCAAATAGTGCTAATTGGGATTCAATTTACACTTCCTTTAATACTAATAGTGCCGATTATACAACATTCAATTATGTTGACACTAATTTTTTAAATTTAACTGGTGGATCAATAAATGGTTCACTTAGTGCAAACGGTTCTTTAACTGTTGATGGTAAAATATACGGTACAATTATAGATTGGATGACCCTAACAAGAGGTTATAAGACAACTCCAACACTATTGGGAACCGCAACGGAAAGCGGTGATGCTGGTGATGTTTATGAGTATATTTTTGAATCCTCACCATCAGATATAACGTATTACCGTTTCATTTCAACAAATGGACAAAGAGATGAGTATTTTGAAAATTTTACTAGTAATGTTTTATCAAATTTATTGGCAAGAAAACAAATTATAATATAAATATATATAAACTATGGCATTTTCAGCACCAGCATCAAATATAATAACACAAACAGGCAGAGATACGAGTTTTGCAGGTCTTGCTGGGAACGCAGGAGTTACGAGAACCGTAGATGACGGTATAACATATTATAATTTTGGACAAAACAGACTTTATATTCAAGGAACAATGTCTCATAATCCAGAAACAGAAGTTCTTATATTTTCCCACGATGGGGATGGTACATTTCAACCTTGTTTATATGTTGACAAAACACCAGACAATTCTGGTGCTAATTCAGCATGGTCATTAAATGCTGATGGGAATCTTGTTTTTACTAGAAATGGTCATCCATTTCAAGTTGGTGATGCTGTAGGGTTTACTGGTACCGCATCATCATCATTAGATAGTCAAAGTCTTAGAGTAATAGCAGTTACTGTCAACACCGTCACTATAGACTCAAACAAAACCATAGCAATACCACCATCAAACGGATCATCTAATTTAAAAGCTTGTTATAATTATGGAAGTGAAGTAACAGTTTTAGGTAGAACTAGGTTTTCTACTGGAACAGGTCTTTATTTTACGGGAACATCACCAACAAATTTCCAAGCAAACGAATCTTCTATTAATGTTAGTGCTAATGGTCTTTTATGGGCAAGAGGTGGTACAATTGTAACCCATCGTGTTACGAATCTTGCTCAGGTTAATATTGATGGTTTGTCTATTTTTGCAACACGCACGGTGGATACTAGATCTGGTATGCAGGGTATATTGAGAAATTTTGAAACATATAACAACGATTTTACTTTTCATCCATCTCGATTTGTGCAAGATAAAGGATTTATTTTAAGATCCGCCGCGTTGATAGAAACTTTAAGTTTCACCGTCGCATATTTTGAATATGAAATAAGAAATTTCGATGCTTCTAAGAATGCTAACGAATATGATATAGGACATGCCGCCGATGGACGCTTTGCACATAGAGACTGGATTATTACAAATTCTTCTACTGGATCTAATGTTAAGGGCGTATGGAGAAATACTACTGGATCAGGTGCTCAAAAAGGATGTGTTTTTGTAAAAAAAGAAGTTGCTATAAAAACAATTAATAGTGCAAATGTACCTATTTCTGCTGTTAAGATTTATTGTAAAGACACCCCTTCGCCGTATGCGAAAAATGTAACATTTCCAGACCCATCTGATAATAATTATACTCAACCACCCACATTATCGTTGGGTGTGTTAAATCCAAATGGTACAGTATCATACAATTACACTGTACCGATAACATATCAACAAACGACAGATTTAAACGGAAACACTCCAACATTCAAAGTTACAACTGCTACTCAAATATTAGAATACCTTACAACCGAAGACTCAGCACGATCAGTTAATGGGGGACCATATAATATTCCTGGCTTTAGTGGTAATAGTTGGAGAGAATCTCTTGGTGAAGCACCAAGCTATTCTGACTGGGATACCACTAGGTTTGGTGGTTTCTATAAAGTTGATCGTAGAAGTGATTCAAACACAGATGCGGACGATTTTACATTTAAATTTTGCAGTTACGGGCATCTTTTATCAAAAACTACATATCCTTTAAAGGGATTTGATGTATTAAATATTCAATGGTTATTGTTCGATGACAATTCAATAACACAAAATGATAAATCTATAGTAAATGCATATTTGTCGATAGATACGCCTCAAAAATTTTATGATAGAGCAAAATCTTATTTATATGATAATTTTACAGGAGAAAATAATACAATCGTCACTAGAGACGGTAATAAAATTGATGCTGGTGCTTATGATGTAGAAATAGACAAAACAGCATCAAGTGCATTTGCTTTCGATGGCACAACTATCACGATTAAAAGCGATAATTTTATTGGACAAATAACAACAACAGGTACATTTACTCTTTTAAATGGAGCATTATATAATTCGGTTCCAACTTATTTAGATTTAACAATTCAAGGTGGATACATATCGATATATGATAATCTTGGGGATATAAAATATCACACAAACCAAGATCAAATAATAGCTTTACCATTAAATTCTACTGGAACATGGACTTATAAATATGCAAAATATGGTTTCAGAATAGGAGATGGTTCATTCGTTGTTAATGGAACCACTATTGATATATCTCCAAAATTTACACCAGATATATATGCTTCAGATGTTGTAACTAATGTATCGGCATTCAATATATTAAATAATATTCAAGAGATATATAACTATCTATCATATTACAGCACAACCAGTGCTGCTATGGAATATCCAGAATATTATTTATACGGTAATACTTTAAATCTGTTAACTAATAACTTAGTCATAGATTCAAATGCCACTAAGGTATTTGAATATGATGGTTCAACATTTACTATAAAATCGGATAAAATAACATCGACATTATTGTTCGATACGATTCAATCATCAAATGTTTATCTTTCTGGAATATCTACAGTTCAAAACGTTGAAATAGATGCCACAAATTTATACGATACAAATGTTGTCAATTTGACTGGTTTAATCTTAAAAGGAACTTTGGTATATAATACGAACTCACCTTATTCTATTTTTTATACCAATTGTACAATTGATAAAGTTATAAACGACCCTAAAACGGGTGCTATAAACATCACAAGAATAAATTCCATCATATACGATGTGACTGATGCTGAAATCACTACAAGCGTCCCTATATCTATCAATATAACGATACCAACCGATGCATATATTGCAATATATAAACCAAATGGTGTCAGATATTATTACGGAAGTGGAAATCAAACATTAATTTTAGGTGGAGCAGATTCAGCAACTGGTACTTGGTCATACACGATTGCGAAATACGGATACGTGAAATCTCTCGGATCCTTTGCGATGGACAAAGATATTTCTTCAGTAACCAACATAAATGTTGCAACGTTAAATGTTGATCCTCTAGTAACTGAACCGAATGTTATCGTCACATCTTTATACTCCGACCTAAATAGCACAAATAAAATATATGATTATCTTTCTTATTTCTTAACAACATCTAATGGTATTGATTATAATGGTGGAACATCTGTAGCTTCTAAGTCTATTGGCTCTTTTGCGTTTGATGAAGATTTAACTTTAGATTCCAATGCAGTTGATATGGTAAATGTATCTGGAAATATTTACACATTTAAATCTAGTGGATTAAACGAAGATGTTACCATATATGTAAATGGTGATTTTGATACATTAAACTCAACCACATTAAACTCAAATGTCAAAATAAGAGCAAACAATCTGGATAGTGAAATAGAATTCATAAGCATAGATGAGATAACGTTTTATCCAACACCCACTGATAGAGATGCTAATACAAATCCAGGAGATAATATAGTAAGCCCGATTATATATAGATTCAAATTCGGATCAACATATAGTGGGGTTTTATTCTCTGGAACTGTTTATTATAGAATAAATGTGGCTGGATCTATTATATTGGGTTCTACTAATATTGCCCAATATAACAATATATTGGATTTGGGGACATATGGGCAATTGCAACAAATTTTAAATTCTCAAGACATAATTAATAAAGGTGTTCAAAAAGCCAGTGTATTAATTCCACACTCGATAGATATTTAAAGAAAAAGGGAGTTTACTTTTAAGTTTAATTGAATAAATTCTTTAATGGAAATATTTATTCAAATAGCCTCTTATCGTGATTCACAACTAATATTGACCGTCAAAGATTGCATTAAAAATGCAAAAAATCCAGAAAAATTAGTATTTGGTATTTGTTGGCAACATAGTGATGATGATGCTAGTATGGATGAATTTAAAAGTGATTCTAGATTTAAAATCATAGATGTACCATATAACGAAAGTAAAGGTACATGTTGGGCTAGAAATAAGATACAGCAACTATATTCTGATGAAAAATATACTTTGCAAATAGATTCTCATATGCGTTTCGCTCCAAATTGGGACGAAACTCTTATCAATATGATTGAACAGTTGCAATCTAAAGGATATAAAAAACCATTATTGACAACATATGCCCCATCATTCAATCCAGAAAATGATCCAGCAGAAAGAATACAAAAACCTTGGAGAATGGCATTTGACAGATTTATTCCAGAAGGTGCTGTCTTTTTCCTTCCAGAAGATATGCCCGATTCGGAAAAATTGGATGCACCTGTTCCCGCTAGATTTTATTCAGCCCATTTGTGTTTCACATTAGGTGAGTTTTCAAATGAAGTTCAGCATAATCCAGAGTATTACTTTCATGGAGAAGAAATATCCATAGCAGTTAGAGCATATACTCATGGCTATGATTTATTTCACCCACATAAGGTAGTTATTTGGCACGAATACACTAGGAAGGGTAGAACTAAACAATGGGATGATGATAAGGACTGGGGAAATAAAAACACTCATTCGCATTTAACAAACAGAAAATTGTTTGGTATGGATGGTGAAAAACAAGAAGGTCATGATGGGAAATATGGCTTCGGTACTACTAGGACATTGCGTGATTATGAGGAATATGCTGGATTAATGTTCTCAGATAGGTCAGTGCAGCAATATACTTTAGATAAAAAATATCCACCAAATCCATCTATTGAAGAATTGGGTGGAGAAGAAAATTGGAAGAAAGAATTTGCTAAAATCTTCAAACATTGTATCGATGTTGGATATAGTCAGGTTCCAGAGAGTGATTACGACTTTTGGGTTGTAGCATTCCATGATGAAAATGATGAGACTATTTACAGAAAAGATGCGGATAGAGTTGAAATACAAGGAATGTTGAATGATCCAGATAAATATTGTAAGATTTGGAGAGAATTTCAGACCACCAAGAATCCAAAGTATTGGGTTGTTTGGCCTCATAGTGAATCTAAGGATTGGTGTGAAAAAATCACTGGGACCTTATGAAAAATGTAATTGTAACATTAACAACCATTCCAGAAAGATTGGAATCTGAAAACCCAATGGGATTACAGAGCGTAATATTTTCTCTCTTAAATCAAACATATAAAAATTATAAAATACATTTTAATATACCTCATATCAATAAAAAGAATAACAGAGAGTATATTATACCAACATGGCTTGATGATATTAGTAAAAAAAGCGTATTGAAAATTTTTAGAACAGAAGATTATGGTTCAATTACGAAAATATATCCAACAATAAAAAGGATAAATGATCCTGAACAAATAATAATAACTGTCGATGATGATCTCGTATATGAATCTCGTCTCATAGAGGAACATGTTCGTTTGAGAGAAATAAATGACGATAAAACCGCAATAGGATTTGCTGGTTTAAATAATATTGGAGAAAAATTCAAAGATGCTAGAGATAGATTTGTGATATCTGTTAACGAGAATGTTAGAGTTGGTATATTGGAACATTATAAATCGGTTTCATATATTAGAAAAATGTTTGAGAGTGATTTTGATGAAAATTATATAATGCAGGGATGGGCTGATGATGAATTGGTTTCTGCTTATATGGGAATGAAAGAAATAAAAAAAATAGTAGCGCATACACCGTATATACCTAAACATAAAGATCAAGATGAATGGAGAAAATATGGTGTAGTTGAATCTTTCCCTGTAATAAGACACGCTTCAAATAATTCCAGTAAAAGTGGTTGTAATTTGTGGAGAAATGATAACGTTGATAAATTATTCAACAATAATTTATCTGATTATTTGAGAGTATAAAAAGAAAGACATTTCATATGGATAAACGATTAAAAGTAAACTTTGTACCTTTTAGCAATTTTGGAGACACAAGTGTTCCTTATATGTTGAAAAAACTAAACATTCCTTTCATTTTTACACATCATACGGTAGAAAATAAAATTTTGATGACTGGGTCTATTTTAGGTGTCGGCAACAGAAAAAATACAATTGTGTGGGGTACTGGGATTATGGATAATAAGACTGTACCATTAAAAAATTCAATATACAAAGCCGTGAGAGGTTATAGGACTTTGGATAAATTGAAAGAACATGGTATAGATATTTCGAATGTTGCGCTTGGAGATCCAGCAATGTTACTTTCAAGAATATATAAAAAAGAAAATATAGAAAAAAAATATAAATTGGGAATAATACCACATATTGTCGATTACACTTTTGTATCAAATTATGTTAATAACAATAAAGATGAATTTAAGAATACAGTAATAATTGATCCAAACACTAACGTATCTAAAATAGAAAAATTTATTGATCAAGTCAATGAATGTGAAAAAATAGTATCAACTTGTCTACATGGTATAATTTGTGCTCATTCGTATGGTATAAAAGCATCTTGGATGAGGGTTTCAGATAAATTAGCAGGAGATGATGTGAAATTCTATGATCATTTCGAATCTGTGGGCATTTTCAATTTACAGCCTTTATCTTTAATAGAAAATGAAGATGTTAATGTTGAAGATTTTTCTTCAAAGCTGGATATAGATAAATTATGGAATGCTAGACCTTGGATTGATCTCTCAGATGATTATTATGTGGATATAGATGATCCCAATTGGGTGAAAGAATGTTACTTCGATGGATATGATAGTAAAATATGGACAGATGATTACTTTAAATTATGAATAATATAACATTGGTTACTGGTTTATGGGATATTGGAAGAGGTGATTTGAAGGAGGGTTGGTCGCGTTCCTTTGAACATTATATTGAAAAATTTAAAGAACTTTTAAAAGTAGAAGAAAATATGATTATTTTCGGAGATGCTGAATTAGAAAAAATTGTATTTTCTGAAAGAAATAAAAACAATACTCAATTCATATTGAGAGATTTGAATTGGTTTAAAAATAACGAATATTATCAACAAATTCAAAAAATAAGAACAAATCCAGATTGGCATAATTTATCTGGTTGGCTCATTGACTCAACTCAATCCAAACTAGAGATGTACAACCCTCTTGTCATGTCAAAGATGTTTTTATTAAATGATGCTAAAATAATGGACACATTTAATTCAGAGCATATGTTTTGGATAGATGCTGGAATCACGAATACAGTACACTATGGTTATTTTACACATGATAAAGTTTTAAATAAATTACCAAAATACATTAAGAATTTCTCATTTGTATGTTTTCCTTATGATGCAGAAACTGAAATTCATGGATTTGAATATAGCAAGTTAAATCAAATAGCCAATTCTAAGGTCAGTAAAGTAGCTAGAGGAGGTTTTTTTGGGGGTTTGAAGGAAAGTATATCCCCAATAAGCGCACTGTACTATGATTTACTATTAACAACATTAAATGATGGTTATATGGGAACAGAGGAATCCATCTTTTCTGCGATGTGTTATAAACACTCCGATATTATCAATTATTTTGAGATAGAATCTAATGGACTGATGAGTACTTTTTTCGAAAATCTAAAAGACGATAAGTTGACTATTAAATCGGAATCATCGACTTTAAATACGGATAATGATTTGGATATGAATAATACAGCATTATATGTTATATCATTTAATAGTCCAAAGCAATTTGAAACATTAATTGAATCAATGTCTCTTTATGATACATGTTTTATTGCGAAACCTAGAAAATTCTTATTGGATAATTCAACAGATGAATCCACATTTGATGAATATGCTAGGATATGTGAAGAACATAATTTTAATCATATCAAGAAAGAAAATCTAGGAATATGTGGTGGTAGACAATTTATTGCAGAGCATGCAGATGAAAATAATTTCGATTTTTATTTCTTCTTTGAAGATGATATGTTTTTAAATTCAAAATGGATTCACCCTTGTAAAAATGGTTTTTCGGTTTATTTGGATAATTTCTATTATAACACTTTAAATATAATTAAGAAAAATAATTATGACTTTTTGAAATTATCATTTACAGAATTTTACGGTGATAACTCGACTCAATGGGCTTGGTATAATGTGCCTCAGTCTTTTAGGGTTAAAAATTGGCCAGATAAACCAAATTTACCTATCTCTGGATTAGATCCGAATGCACCTAAGACAAAATTCAACAATATAAAATCATATAACGGCATTCCTTTTGCTGATGGAGAAATTTATTATTGCAATTGGCCTCAAATCGTTTCCAAGTATGGAAATCGTAAAATGTTCTTAACTGATAAGTGGACAAGACCTTTTGAGCAAACTTGGATGTCTTATATCTATCAACAAACCATATCTGGGAATATCAAACCAGCAATTTTATTGAGCAGTCCAATAAGTCATAATAGATTTGAACACTATTCTATGGATTTGAGAAAAGAATCTTAACAATCACCAGCTTTAACGCTCAATGTGCTTCCATTATATTGTGCGCTTAACCAAGGCCAATCAGTGCTACCTGTATTTAATTCATAAACACAAAGACCACCGTTATCTACGGATGTTGGGCATACTGGATAATAAAACCATTGTGTTAAGAATATGCCTTCGCCAAAGAACCATTGCCAACGATAACCACTAAGAGGATCAGCTTTTAGAACTAGAGGCCAATCACTACCCCAACCAGCAACATCATATACTTGAACAACGGATGGATGATTAATATAGTAACTACTTGTGGAATTAACATATGTAGTTGGTAATTCATTGAGATAAGAACCATTAGCTCCAGATATAGTTACACATACTGAACTTAACCCACAAAGCTGTAGATATTGTGTAGGAGTTTCGGTTGGTGTAGGAGTAGGTGTTGGTGTTAGGTTTTCAGTTTGTGTAGGAGTAGGTGTTATCGTATTAGTTGGCGTTACACTCGGTGTTGGGGTAGGAGTAACTGGGCAAGCGTTTTCTTTAACAGAAATTTGGAATGCATTGTAGTTTAATCCTGGGAATCTGTACCAACCATCAGGATCCAATTTATACACTACTCTATAATTACAATTTCCACCAAAATCTACTGTTAATGGACATTTCGCTTCATCAAAAGTAGCAAATAATTGCGATGTTAGTTGATATGAGGTGTAACTGTTTGTGTAAAAAAACCACCAACGATATCCTCCATCAATTCCACTTTCATCCCAACTTCCCTGTGGAACTCTTTGCAATTGAAATCTTCCGTTGGGTGAAGTATAACTATCGGGTTGATCATACCCCCAATTTTCATAATATGCCATAGGTTTACCATCATGGTTAAAGGTTTCTATAACCTCGGTTCCTAAATTAGAATCATTTATAGTTACACAGATATCACCATAGTTACATAAATCGAAAGAACTCACAGATGGTGCATTTTTGAGCTTCTTTCTAAATTTAGCAACAACCGAACCAGTTGTATAATAATAAAAAGTGAAGAAATCATCATTTATTGTAGATAATGTGCAACTTTCATTGACAAAAATTTCCGATTTATTTGAGGAAATTGAATTAGTTGTAGATATAATTAATTTACAATTATTAAAATCATTAATATCATATATATTTGTAAAATCCACACCACTAATACCATCAACTAATAAACTGAATCTATAAACAGCATCGTCAACTGTTATTTGATATTCATTAATACTACTGAGATCTGTTATTGAATCTTCTACATTTATCGTTTCGAAAAGAGCGAGGGGAATTGAAGCAGGTGGTATATAAGTTGGAGTTGGGGTAGGGGTTGGAGTAGGTGTACTTGTTGGAGTTCCAGTAGGCGTATTTGTTGGAGTAACTGTAGGAGTTACTGTGTTTGTTGGGGTTACTGTATTTGTTGGAGTGACTGTATTTGTTGGAGTAACTGTAGGAGTTACTGTGTTTGTTGGAGTAACTGTTGGAGTTCCAGTAGGCGTATTTGTTGGAGTGACTGTATTTGTTGGAGTAACTGTAGGAGTTACTGTGTTTGTTGGGGTTACTGTATTTGTTGGAGTAACTGTTGGAGTTCCAGTAGGCGTATTTGTTGGAGTGACTGTATTTGTTGGAGTAACTGTAGGAGTTACTGTGTTTGTTGGGGTTACTGTTGGGGTTGATGTTGGAGTTAATGTGGGGGTTACTGTTGGTGTACATGTTGGAGTAACGCTACATGTGGGGGTAGGAGTCGGGCTTAATGCAACCAGAGGGGTTGTTAAAATTTCACCAACATCAGATATGGTAATTCTGAATTTGGCTCCATTATCAGCGGCCATAATAACATCATTTAATACCGAAACATCGTTCGCTGTAACGCTACCAAAAACGGTAACATTCCCAGAAACGGAACTATTGTGACACGAGTCAATTAGGTCTGAAAATTCAGTACCTATTGGTCTTTTTAAATCTTGAAAACGCTCTTTTAAGTATTCTGCTGTTTGAACTGCCATATTATTATTTAGTTAATAATATGGCAGTTCTTTAATGAATTTAAACAGAAATACTCTTACCGAGTGTAGAAATATTAGCAGTCCCATCATTAATCATAACCGTTTCTACAGAAAAACTATCATCTTCACCAATTGATACAATTCCAAAAGCATTTTGCCAGTTTGGAGCCGACCCGTACAAGGGGTTCAAGTCACACATACAGCCTAGCTCCCATGCATAAATTTGCTTCTCTTTCTTTCTTCCAATTCCTGGAATTCTTTGTGCTGTCGATCCAACCCTATGGGTGTGGCCTATGATTGAAGATTGGAAGTATTTTTCCAAATTACCTCTAGCTGACATTCCACCATGTTTTCTAACAACCTCACCATGTAAAACCACAAGATCTTTATTGAGTTCAACATAATCAGCCATTGTTACATATTCTTGATATTCACCCAAAAATACATTTTCATAACTCAATGTCTCTTTAATTTCTGGAAGACATGCCAATTCACCAATTCTATCACTCAAATATCTCCACCAACGGCCAAATGTTGAATCTCCGCTGTGATTACCGTGAGTTTCAATGATTTCAGCACCTTCGGAAACTTCAATCAAAGAATTTAAAAACTTATGATACTCAATTCTCTCAGTTAAAAGATTGAATGATGTTCTAATATCTTTTGGATATCTTGAAATTGCTAACATATCCATAGTATCTCCATTTAAAATAATACTTTTTGGTTTGAGTTCATCAATTACAGCGAGAGCAATGTCGATTGATTTCTGACATTGCATAGGAAAATGCAAATCATTCATGATAACAACGTAATCCGATGGATTTTTAGCTGTTTTTCTGATAACTGGCTTATCGATTTCAATTGGAGCTAATTGGGATAGGAAATCTTCAATATCGAGACTTTCTTTTCTGGAATTTCTTTGTTCAGTTAAATTATCATTAACATAAGAAACTGGATATTCATTCTTACTCTTAGGATTAAACCAATCCCAAACAGTTGATTTTGGAATATTCAATTTATGTGCGGCTTCACATGCTGTGTAACCTTTTGTTTTCAATTCCAGTGCTTTTGCTTTTTTGTTGTGTATCATATGAAGATATTCCATTAATATTAACAGAATAAGTTCACATGTCAATAATTATTTGTCAATAATCGTAATATGTCCTCGATCTCAAATTATCAACTGGCTCTTCGTATTTTTTCTTTTTTTCTGGTTTAACACCACGAACCATGTAAACTATTATGGTATCAACTATTTCCAGTAACATAGCCAATAAGAAACATATTAATGCTGTGATGTCTCCACGAATTAATGCACCAAATGACAACTGAATAACATTATCGGATTCGAATTTTATATATTTTGGTTCAACATTTAATTTAGAGGATACTACATTTATAGCACTATTCAATCTAACTGAAACATCTGCCAGTTCCATGAAACTAGTTGCTTTGTTGGCTTTCAATACCAAACCATCATTTCCCAATAAAGCCTCTATCGACTCAATTCCTTGATTCAATGAATTCAATTTACTTTCATTTTCTTTTTTAATTCTATCCAATTCTTTCAAATAATTTTCTTCCAAAGTTCTTTTTTCCAATTCAATAGTTGTTTTGGTTGTTTCAACTTCTCTCTTCTTATTATCATCCAATTCCTTTTTTTCCAATTCGACAGTCGCTTCTTCTTTCCTTAAATCAGCCTCCAATTCAATTGATCTTGGACCAACTCCAGATATTCCAGATGTTGACTTACCCCTAACTCCCTTCGTTTCATCCGTCACAGCCTGTTGTGCTTTATTAACTCTATCGTTTAATACTCGCAATTGAGAGTTTGATTTTTGTTCTATATCGCTCTCAACTCTATTCAATTTATCATTAAATTCCTTTATCTTTATATTGAAGTTCTGTTCTTCTTCAGTTAATTTTTTATTTGCACCATTTTCTAAAGCCAATATCTCTTTGTTAATAGATGATCTAGCTTCTTTATCAAAATAATTAACAATTTCCAAAACTTCGAATTTTTTATTCATCAAAGACTGTTTAATGCTAGTCTCAGAATAAAAACCCACAAAGTCGAATATTGTGGGTAAAAGGCTGATTACTATACAAAGAACAGCCATGTTATATTCAAACACTTCTTTACCATACATTATAATTTTAATACAGTATGGTAAACCGACAACAGCCAAAGATGCTAGGAATATTAAACCAACATTCCAACCAGTGAGTATTAGAGCGAGAGCGTGAAATGCAAATGCCACGGCAACAACCATGACAATTATATAAATGAAATTTAAACTCTTAGATGCAAATCCATTTTTAGTTGGAAATCCAAATAATGTTGGGTGTAAATCACTCTCTTCGCTTTTGGTATCTATTAGAACAGGCATGGTTCTAATATTTATCTAAAATCACCTATGCTTCACATGATTTGCAACTTAAAATAGAACGAGCTAACTCCTGTGCTGGATTGGCACTGCGCTGATAATAGAGTGATTTAATACCCTGTTCCCATGCAAAAATCATAAGTTCATTAACTTCCTTCGGTTTGGTATTTGGGGGAATCATAATATTCAAACTCTGACCCTGATCAATATACTTTTGACGCTGTGCCGCTTGGATTACGATTTCTTTTTGTGATATTTCACCGAAAGTTTTGAATACGTCTTTTTCATTTTCCGAAAGAAAGTCTAAATGCTGAACACTACCACCTTTAACTAAAATAGACTTCCAATTTTCATCATCGTCTTTACCCTTTTCTTTCAAGAGTTTTTTGAGATATGGATTTTTAAATGTGAATTTACCTTTACTGAGGTCTTTGACAAAATAATTACTATTAAGCGGTTCAATACTTGGCGATACTTGACCAAGTATAAAAGAACTAGATGTAGTGGGGGCAATAGCAAGTGTTGTTGCATTCCTTCTACCATATCCAATCAATAATGGTGCTTCTCCCAATTTGTCAGCCAATGATTTGGTTGCATTATCAGCTTTACTTCTAATTGATATCCAAATCTGACTGTTCAACATCTTTGCTGCCATAGACTCAAATGGGATCATTTTAGATTGCAATAAAGAATGCCATCCTAGAACCCCAACACCCAATGCTCTCTGGTTCATTGCAAATTTTCTAGGTGCTTCCATGAACTTCATTCCTTCTGTTTTGTCGATGAATTCGGTCATTACCGCATCCAAAAAATAAACCAAGGTTTCCACTGCATCGGTATCCTTCCACTCATTCCATGCCTCTAAATTTAATGATGATAGATCACAAACAAAAGACTCACCTTCCGAATTAGAAAGCATAATTTCCGAACACAAGTTAGAATTATTAATCATCAACCCCTTATCCTTGTAAACTTGAGGAGCTTGATTGTTTACATTATCACTAAAGAAAATATACGGATAACCAGACTCGAAACGTTTCTTGATAACAAGCCCCCAAATCTTACGAGCTTCTTTATCACCATCTTTCATTTTGTTCATCCATTCATCGGAAACACAAACACCAATAGATAAATCTTGAATATCACTTCCTTCGGATTTAATCTTCAAGAACTCTTCGATGTCTGGATGATCGATTGGGAGATAAGCAGCAAATGATCCTCTACGCACATTTCCTTGAGAAACTACATTCATGAGTTTATCGAATAATTCCATGAAATGCACGGAACCTGTAGATTCTCCACCAGAAGAAATCGGAGTCCCTCTGCCCCTAAGTTTACCAAAATATGCAGATGTTCCACCACCATGTTTTGTCATTACGGCGGTTTCAGAAACCTTTTCCATAATTCCATCCATAGTATCAGGAATGTATGATCCAAAGCAAGAGATTGGAAGACCTCTTTTACGTCCGAAATTTGACCAGATTGGACTAGACAAAGAGTAAAATCCCCTTGACATATAATCTTCAAATTTATCAGCAAATCCTTTAATATTTAGATATTTTTCCGAGGTATCTGCTATATCTCTAATTCTTTGTTCTGCCGTTTCTCCCTCTAACAAGTATCCTCGTTCGAGAAATTTTCGGGAGTCCTTGTTCAGCCATTCGTATTTGTTTATCATATAATATTTTTTAATTTTAATTCTTTAATAACTTCGTCTATAATATCAAGCTGTTCTTCAAGATATTTTATTTTTTTCAAACATTCTTCGATCGTTTCATGCATTGCACTTCTATAAGATGATGCTAATTCATCCGCAGTTTTATCCGATTTAAAATGATCCATAATTAAAATAATTCAGATTCATCGAAACATTGTGATTTTTTAGAGTAACCCGTGTCTTTGCTATGGAAAAAGTCGGTCATATTATTGCCCAATAATTCCTCTTCGAACCACATTGTAGAAGAAATGAGATTTTTGTCAATCTCAAAAGCATTAGGAAATCCGATCATTTTTAATGATTCGTTGATTCTATTCTTAACAAATTCTTTGAGAATAACGGCACTAAGACCTTCTTCTTTAATTCCATTTACCATCCAATCAATAATTTTAGACTCTGCGTCATACGCTTCTTTCGCTTCACCGATGATTCTGTTTCTAAATTCATCATCAAACAATTCTGGATATTCCCCTCTGATAGTATTGATGATTTGAGCACCAACCATACCATGAATATTCTCTTCATTGCGTGTGTACTTTACTTGTTGATCTGTGTCCTTAAGAACATTTTTGAATCTAGCGAACCAGTTGATCACATAGAACTGGGAGAATAAAGAAACATTTTCAACAAATAAAGTGAACAGTGTCAATGCATAAACATACTGCTTTTTGGAATCTTTATAATAACGATGAGTATATTTTTTAAGATATTTGACTCTACCTTCGATCCAATCGAGTTTTAAATTTTCTTCAAAAACATCTTCCAATCCAAGTGTGGAAATTAGACGTTCATATGCGTTGTTATGAATAACTTCAGTGTTAGCCATTACATATCCCAAGTCTTGCAATGCTGGATGGGGAAGATTTTCCCCAAGCTTTGCCCAAAAAGTTTTAACTGCTATTTCAATTTGGCCAATAGCCGATAATGTTCTAATGATAATTTCTCTTTCTTGATCACTCAATGAAACTTTAAATTGTTGAACATCGGATTTAAAAGAAAATTCTTTATCCGTCCAGAATCCATTATGCATAGCCTCTATGAATTGTTCTGTCCATGGATATTTGTTTGGTTTGCGTGAAATTTGTTCTTCGAAAATCATATGTGTATTCCTATTTAACCCACCTCCAAAGGTTTTACTCTGGAGTCAAAAAAAACATATTTACGGATTTAATGTTCTGATATACAGGTACATTTAAATCATCTTCAAAGAATTCACTATATTTAAAATTCGGTATGTACTCGCAAATGTATTTTGAATCAACGGGATATAATTTATTTGTTAAATAAGCAAAATTTTCATCACAGGATAAATTGTTTTCGGATAATAGCTTATTGTACGAATATAAATCTAATGAATCCACATCTAGTGAAAATCTTACAAAAAACAAATGTTTTTTACTTGGTTCGAAAATAGTACCGAATAAATTTCTTCCACAATGTTCGATTCTAATGGGATTAAACTCTTCTTTAATTCGAATACGTTTTTCATCATATAAGGATTTAATATTACATCCTACAAAAACTTTAATGTTTTTTATTTTATTATATTTTTCAACTGGGGCTTCCTCGTAAGATAAAAATTCTTCATTCATTGTATGAATGATACACTATAATAAAGGATAGTCAATATTTTAATAACATCTTGAGTGTTATTTACAGCGTCCAATATAAATATTCCTATGGCAGATAAATTTACCAAGATAATTTTACGTACAGGTGTTGAAAGACAGAGGGAAAATGTTGTATATTCTTCAGGTGAACCTATGTATGTATCGGATTATGAGAGGCTTTTTATAGGAGATGGTGTAACTTATGGTGGAAATGTTATATCTAATAAGTTTTTAGGATTTGCCAATTTTAATTTATTTACAAATTCAAGTGGAATTGTTTCAGCATATCGTGGAGATATGGTATTTGATAATACAACAAATAACTTATATACATTAACTGGTATAAATACTTTAAATATAGAGTCATATGCTAAAATAACTAGAAATTTTACAGCAGATAACATGACAACTGTTTTAAGCCAAACAAGTGGTATATCCGTAAAGCTTAAAAGTTTAGATGCAACATATTTGACGGATAATATTGTGGGTAGAGGTTTGGAAAAAGATCCAATCGATCAATCTAAAATAAGATTAACGGATACTTCAACAATTGGAGGATTGGGTTTTGATGCTCTAGGTAAATTGAAAATAAATGATAGAGGAGTCACCAATGAAATGTTGGATGATATGCCAGGAAACCATATTAAAGGCAATTTAGGCATTTATGGTTCAGTTGAAAATATAAATTTACAAGATTTGGCTGATGTATTATCCCCTCTATTGGTCAATAGTAATCAGGTTTTTGGTATCCCCATAGGAACGATAATCGATTTTGCTGGAATCACCCCACCAACTGGTTTTTTATCTTGTGATGGTCAATCATTTTCAGCTTCAGAATACCCAGAATTATTCAATGTTATTGGGAATAACTGGGGGGGAGTTGCTCCAAAATTTAACGTTCCAGACCTTCGTAGAAAAACAACGATTGGTTCAGGGGGCATAAAAACCAACACATTGGATAATTATGTTGGCGCTGTCGGTGGTGATGAAAACTCCATTCTTAAAAAGGAAAATATACCATCACATACTCATACTTTAGAATCAGTGGTTGCTGGAGGCGCTTCTGGTAATTCATCCCTGTTACCAAATGTTGGAAATTTCGGTTTAGATATTAGAACCACAGATGATGGATCAATTGATGGTTTAAATTCTGGTCCGTTGGGTAAACCAGTAAATATTATACAACCTAGTGCTGTTGTTACAAAGTGTATAAAGGCTTTTTGATGAGATTTGATGATGAAATATTAAAAATCCTTGAAGGACATAATGTGTATCCAAGGGCTAAGGCTGTTCAAGGAAGACAAGCCCCTGTACCTTCCACAAACATAAACAGCCAAGGAGTTTTACCATCTGGATTTAAGGGTGCTGGTGTTTCTGGATTTGCACCAACAGGAAATCAACCAATTTTAATTAAATGGCCTGAAGGTAAAAAGCGAAAAAAACTTAAAAAGAAGAAAGATTTTTCTTCTTAAGTTCATCAGATGCTATATCCAGCATGGTTTTCAAATCTGGATTATCTAATATATTGATAATTTTCTCGTATGGGTTGGATGATTTATCCCCCTTATCAACCTTACTCAATCCATATGCATCTTCTAGTATTTGATTGATTTGTTCTTTCAATCTAGATAGCGTGGTTATTCCTTTATATGGTTGATCTAATTTATCGTGTTCCTCTTCTTGTGATTTTATAGGAATACCACCAGTAAAGCTTGCATTGGAACCAGCAGCCATTTTATCTCCAGCATATGTGCTATTTGAAATAGATGCATCGTTTTCTTTAATAACCCAATTATCAATGTCTGGTTGCCAGTAATATTTCATTTTATATTAGGGTTTCAATAAAATAGCACAGAGAACGTTTGTCATTGTAGTTAACTGTGCCATTAAACCAACTGGTTCCACTAAAACAGCGTATTTTGAATATATATCAACTGAACTAACCGCTGGTAATCCTGTGTTTTCTGGAAATGCGTCTGAAGTATCTGGATAAGACCACCTGACCACAGAAACCGCTGGATATTGTGTATTTCCAACTATTTCTACGAATTTACCATTTTCCGCTGTTTGATAAGATTTGATTTGTGCCATGTTATTATTTATATATATTTAACACAATTATATAAATAGTTATATGAATAAATTGCGTTACTTGTTTTTTACAATTTTGTGCATATTTACATCTTCATGTACAATATATACAGAAAAACAATCTGAGGCATTATCTAAGGTCGTGTATGCCTCTAAAGATTCTATGGAAGCCGCTAGGATCGATTTAGCAGACAAATATGTTACAGAAACAACAAGATTAGTCAGACCTCCAAAAAATAGAATAAAAATAGAATCAATATATCAAAAAAGTGTTCAACAACACATTGAAACAATTGGTTCTAGTAGCAAACATGATCCAATCCCTGTTAATAAACAAAGGATGGTAATCATTCCTGAAAAATACAGATCCGATACTGTTGTTGTGGTTAGCACTGAAGAGTATCAACGTCTTTTAAAAGATAAGGAAACATTTGCTCAAATACAAAGAGATAATGATGGGTTATATGAAGCCAAAGAGTTGGTCGATAATGAACTGATTCGTCAAATGGAAAATAGAGATAAAATGATTAATGATTTAAATATTATGCAGAAGAAACTTGTTGAGAAGGATCTTGCAATATTACGTAGAAATATCATTATAGTAATGTTACTTGGAGCAATAGGTGGAGCAACATATTTAAGAATTAAAGGAATATTATGAATATAAATGAAACAATTATTGAATTATTTTGGAAGCACCCAACAAAAATCGTTTTTACGATAGGTTTTTTATCTGGAGTTGTTTTTACTAGCCTATTTTTATGATGGCTTTAATAAAAAATGCAGTGATGGGTGGAATTTCATATCTGAGCAGTAATCAAGTGCCTCCAAATACGTCTTCCCAAAATCATAAAAGATTAAAATCAACAAATCACATGGAATCCAAAAAATTCTATATAGTGTTGACATCTGTTATAATACTTGCGTTTTTTTATTTTTCTAGCATTGGTATAATGTTTTTAATACCAAAGGGTGCTCCAGATATGATAAGCGGCTTTGTGACAATATTTTCTAAGACAATTGAAATATTATCCGTTATTATTGCAACTTATGTTGGTGCTCAAGCGGTGGTGGATTTGAAATACGGGAGTTCATCTAGTGCCGCATTGGAAGGTACAACACATACGGAAAAGACAGAAAACATAACAGTTATTCATACAAATGCTAAAGAAGACGACTATGAACTCATCTAAACCATCTGATAAAACATTAAAACTATTACTCCAGTATGAAGTTGGTGGAGGCAAATCGTATTACGAAAAATATCTATCCAAATTTACTTGGCCTGGAGGTGCTTCTGGACCTACAATTGCAATTGGAGTAGATTGTGCGTATTATTCTCAAAAAGAGTTGAGTGAAATTTTCACATCTCTTCCAAAAGAACAAATAAAATTAATACAAGAGGCATCTGGAAAATCAGGAGAAAGAGGGAAAGAATATGCTTCAAAATTGAGATCAGCTGGAATTACTGTTGATTGGGATATGGCATTAGATATTTTTCAAAAACTAACTTGGCCTAAATTCACAAAACTTGCAGAAAAAACATTTCCAGGTTTATCTGATTTACATTCAGATGCATATGGTGCTATTATTTCCTTAGTATTTAACAGAGGCACTAGCCTTAAAGGTGAGTCTAGAAAAGAAATGGTGAATATTAAGAATTTAATACCTAAAAAGGATTATAAAAAAATTGCAAAAGAATTCCGTAATATGAAACGCATTTGGATTGGTAAAGGGTTAGATGGTTTACTTGAAAGAAGAGAGTCCGAAGCCAAATTAATTGAAAGTTGTGTTTAAAGTTGTTTTTTATTTAATACACATTAAATAAAAAAACATGGGAGTTTACACGGACACATTAAATTACAGGGATGGCATATACATAGAATTAGGAGCTTTGGATGGACACCATTGGTCAAATACAAAACGTCTTCAAGATGAACTAAATTGGAAAGGCATATTGATTGAACCGTCACCTAAAGGGTATGATGCCTGTTTGATTAATAGACCCAATGATAAGATTTTTAACTGTGCATGTGTTTCACCAGAATATAAAAACCTCACAATTCAAGGAGATTTCACAGGACACCCAATGTCTTCAATTTTAGGAACTAGATTGAGTGACATAGGCGTTAAACACGAATTAATAACAGTTCCAGCTAGAACCTTACAGTCAATAATCGAGGAATCTGGTTATAATAATATTGATTTTTTATCATTAGATGTTGAGGGATATGAATTTGATGTTTTAAAGGGTATAAATTTCACAAAGACAATAATAAAATATATGCTTATAGAGATATATGAAAAGGATAGGGATGATATTTTTACTTTTTTGAAAAATTTAGGATACGATTGCGTTGAAAATGTCACGGATTTCAATCTACAAAATAATCCAAATTGGGATGGTACACATAATGATTATTTCTTCGTTTTGAATTTGAAATAAAGAAACTTGTCGATAAGATATACTTGTGAAAATAGCAATAGGTTTCAATTTACACTATCCCTTAAATGAAAGGATAAAAATATCTCAAAAAAGCCTTTTGAAATTGAAAGATCAGTTTAATTTAACATTGTTAAATTTAGATTTCATTAACAGTAAATGTAAGGAACATGATGATAACATAACATTCCTCCCAGTATTAAAGGAAAAAAGTTCATATTACACTAATGGTAGCAAGAGGGATTTACCGATGATTAACGATATGTTCGATTCATTGTGTGATTATTCTGATAAAAATGAGATTGATGTTTTTATATTTGTAAATTCAGATATCATTGTATCTGATCGTTTCATTAAACATATCCTAAATACAGACTTCGATACATATTGTGCCGCTAGATTAGCTATAAGTGATATAAAATCTTTAGATGAACAACCAAAAGAAATTTCACATTATCAAATAGCTGGATTTGATGCATATGCTGTTAAAACAAAATGGTGGAAAGAACATAGAGATAAATTTCCAAAATACATATATGCAATTAGTGGTTGGGATGTGGATTATGCTACAAAAATGAAAAAATATGGAAATTGTGATTTTTGTAATAAATGGCCTCCTATGCTTTTTCATATAATGCACGAAGAAATCTCCTCGCATCAATCACCTGAGCTTGATTATAATAAAAATTTATTGTGGAATATCAATAAGCCAGACTGTGATACTTGGCACAAGTATCTGTTTGAAGTGCTTTTGAAAAGAGAGGGTGCTAATTATTGGACACCTTTCCCAAATGAAGAAGAATTGGAAAAAAAATATTTCATATGAAAATTTACGTAGATAAAACTAAAGTAAAACGAGAGGATCTGGAATTAGTCACTGAACTTTTTTTCACATATCCTCTCCTTTCTCAACAGGCTCAAAATCACATAAACGATAATCGTTTTTGGGAATCTGGTATTTTCGACAACATCGAAGGGTTGGAATATGCTGATGAGGTAAATTGCGATTATTTCGCATTACCTTTTAAATTTAAAGATTCAAAGGAAGATAGGTTCCTTGAACTTTTGGATAAATCTAGACACTATGGTAAAAGGTTAATATGTTTAAATAATGATGATTTTGGTGGAGATTATAATATTCCAGACGATATTGTTCTTTTTAGAACATCATTTTATGCTTCTCAAAGAAAGTCAAATGAATTCGCCTTTCCAGTTTTTGTACCAGATATAAATCAGCACTCTAAAGGCTTTTCCAATAATGTCTCTGTTGGATTTTGTGGAGACAGCAATAGACCGATTCGAAAGGAAGCATTGAGTATATTGAAGAAATCCAATATTAAAGTCAATCATGATGAGATTTTTTCATTTTTTCAAAATCCATATGAAGATAAAAAAACTGGAAGAGATAGATTTTTTAAAAATTTACAAGAAAACATTTTTATTTTAACTCCCAGGGGTTGTGGTAATTTTTCTTATCGTTTTTACGAAACAATGTGTTTTGGTAGAATACCTGTTTTTGTAAATACAGATTGCGTTTTACCATTTGAAAACTTAATAGATTATAAGAATGAAATAGTATTTGTTGAGGAAAATGAGTTGGATAAATTACCAGAAAAAATAATGGAATACTGTGCTAAATATGATTTAATCGAAAGACAGAAAAGATGTAGAGAATTATGGTTAAAATACCTATCCTCTAGTTCTTTTGCAAAACACATAGAAACTTTATTATGAAAATATACACTTTAATTACAAAATCACATAAAGTATTCTTTGATCGTTTCTTTTTACCTTCATATAGAGAAATTAATAAAAATAAAAAATTCTCACTTCATTTATGTGAAAGCGAACAAATAGGCGAAAAAGGAGAATATGGTGAAAAGGGTTTCCGTGAAACTATGGCCGATAAGGTCAGAATGGTTATTAAGGCAATAGAAGATAACATGGGTGAGTTTATAATTTATTCAGATGTAGATGTTCAATTCTTTGAGGGTTTCGAAGAAGATATTTTTAAATATAATGATAAAAAGGTAGACATATATGCTCAGAATGACACTCCCAAATGTCCAGAAAATGTAATTTTATGTGCTGGATTCATGATCATAAATTGTAACGATAAAACTTTAAACGTCTTCAAAGACACATTAAAGATCATACACTATTTTGAGCACGATCAGTACGCATTTAATTATTTAAAAAATAAATTAAATTGGTCAATTTTACCCGAAGACAAATATTACACTATAGCGTATAATACTGGGAATGATCTTTGGAGATTTGAAAAATATGACAATATTCCCAGTGGGATATTGATGCATCATGGTAATTGGGTTGGTGGGATCGAAAACAAATTAAAATTATTAGATTATATAAAGAGTGAAATTTCAAGAAAAAATACTATTTGATACAACGTACTTAAGAATAAAATATCCATTAACACCATATCCGTGTTATCATCAGGGTCTATATCTTGAGGAATTTTTTTGTGATTTCTTTATTAAAAATTGTTTAGATAAAGAATATTCTAGATATTATCTACCCATTTTTTGGACCAACATGTATCAGAGAAATTGGATACATGGATATGTTAATCCAGTAATTAAATGTTATTTAAATACTATACCGAAAGATAAAAAATATTTCACAGTCTGTCAACATGATGATGCTCCCATGGAAAATGTTGATTTTCTAGACATAGACGTATACTCAGCGGGGGGAAATTACGCCAAGGGCATCCCCATACCTTTAATCTGTTCTAAGATGCCTTCTAGCGTCTTATCTGAATCAAAAAAGAACATACTCTGTAGTTTCGTCGCATCTAATACTCACTCTGTTAGGGAGAAAGTTGTAGAATATTGTCAAAAACACAATGTTTTTTATGTGTCATCTAAAACTTGGAAGTATGATGTCAATAAAACAGAGTTTGAATCCTATGTCGATATCATTAAAAAATCAATCTTCACCATATGTGCTAGAGGTTACGGTAAACAGAGCTATCGTTTTTATGAGGCATTGCAAATGGGTTCTATTCCAGTTTACGTTTACGACAATGAGCCATATTTACCATTTTCCAATGAAATAAATTACAACGATTTCGCAATCGTATTAAATGTAGATGATATTGATAAATTAAAAGACATTCTTCTATCTAAAACAGAAGAAGATATTCAATCTATGGTAAGAAAAGGTAGGGAAATATATAATCAATATTTCACCTTAGATAAAGTCACATCTAAAATCATAGACCTTGTGGGTGAATTATAATCTGATAACAATAATCCAATTCATCCAGTGTTGTTATCTTGTGTAGATTTTTTAAACATCTAACTTCCCACTTATTTTCAAAACACATTTCTATAACTTCTTTATATGTTGTTTCGTTGTGTATTTCTACAAAAAGACAATCCATTTTTTCAATTAAATTCTTAGCACCTCTAAGAACCAATGTTTCAGCTCCTTCAGTATCTATTTTACATGCATTTGGTTGAATTTTTAATTTTTCTAAAAAAATAAAATCCAATGTTGCACAATCAACTGTTCCTCTTTTGATGTGTTTTATCGTAAAATTGGTGTTCAAAGAGTCATTTCCAAGAATGTTTCTAGTTGCATGGTCACCATTACCTTCGTATATATCAACTTTACCATTTTTATCTGAAATTGCGGCATTGATCAATTTAATATTCGAATCATGACTTGTTTTAGATTTTAAAATATTAAAATTTTCCAAATCTGGTTCTATTGCATATATCTCTTTTATTTGCATCTTTTCATTTATACCAAATGAAAAAATGCCATGATTAGCTCCGATATCAACGACAATACTATTTTCTGGAACAAATTCTTGAAATCTGCTCAAAATTAAATTATCCCAATCACATGCTCCAGTACATTCTTCAATAAAACTCATATTTTTTTATTTATTTATTATATTATAAAAATCAAATTGACATCGATGTGTTGAAAACTAAAATATTAGTACAATGAATTACGACATTTTTTCAAATAAATTAGAAAAGTATATTATAGGAGATATTGAATGGGGTGGTTTTGGGGCCATGTATGCTAGAAGAAAGTTAATAATGCAAATAGCTCATGCTTTCAATCGTATACCCATTTTCAGATATACATCTTATATTTATGATGACCCCTTTAAAGCGTTTGATGTGAATTTAAATACCTTAAAGGAAAAAGGCATTAATGAAATAAGTAAGTTTAATTTTACGGACTCAGAAGATGTTGCCGTATTTTTTGATTTTGGTGCATATTGGAATAGTCCAAATATGCAAAAATATCAATGCTGGCATCCGCAAGAGGTCGATTATTTGAGTTATTCAGGATTCTTATACAATCTTTTTAAATTAAATGATAACTACACCTCTAAAGTCAATGAACAGATCGGTTTCATAAAAGAAAAATATGAAATTGATACATTTGGAAATGTATTAGCATTGCATTTGAGGAGAGGTGATAAAATTACCGAAAGTCCTTACCTATCGGAGTCATTCTTATTTGAAACTGTCGAAAAGTTTTATGATGGTAAGAAAATTTTTGTAACGAGCGATGACTTGGATTATATATATGAAATTGAAAACAAGTATCCTAATTATGACTTTATATATGATAGTGACGAAAAGCGATATGGTGATAAATCAGTATCAAATGCTGAGATGGTTTTAAGGAATCCATCATTAAAAGAACAAGAGACTTTAACGTTCGTTAAAAATGTTGAAATATTGAAACAGTGTAAGTATGTAATTGGAACTCATAGTGCTCAAATGACTAAAATTGCTGGTTCAATCAACTCCTTCCTAAATAAAAAGGACAATTTATTGTTGATAAACCCAGAAAACAATACTTTTGAAAAGATGGGTAGTTCTATTTCTTCTTCTTAAAGATTTCTTTCATTATATTCTTTACATCTGCCTCGGATGTGTTTGGAACACAGTTTTGCCATGCTGGTAAAACGCCATGTTTTTCCTTAAAATACAATGCGGCATTTTCAATGTTTTTCTGCCAATCTTTTCTTGGACGTATTGTGCTGCTTTTCTCGGAACATTCGATTTCATCTAAGTAATTTGTGCTATTGGCAAGATCAGACCAATTCCAATATGGTGTAGTATATCCAGCTTTGGCTATTCTGTAAGAGTGCTCAACGTGCTCAAATGCATTTACAAACTTTTCGTCGATTATACCCACTTTATTTAATACTTCTTTAGAATAATAACAGAATGCACCAACACTGTGAGTATTGATAGATAACTTAATGTCACCGTAGTCGATTATGAATTTAGGTGCTGGTTTTCCTCCAGAAATCCCATTCTTGTTAGCTGGTCCATGATATGCGAAGCAAAAATGTTGTATTCCTGTTATGTTTTTGGCTCTAATGTATTCGCTGAAAACATCTGAATTTTTTACTATTATATCATCTTCCATTATGAAAATATGATCGGCACCTACTTCTATGGCCTTTTTAAATAGTATGTTTTTACTTTTACCAACTCCTATATTTTTTTTATTTTTAACATAAAACACATTTTTTTCAACATCAATGTCCTCTTCACCGTCATTTACAACTGCCAAAAAATCTAAATTTTTGATATTTTTAACAGATTCGTAACATTGTTTAAAGAATTTCGATCTATTGCAAGTAATTATTCCTAGAAAAATCATCTTGTATATCTTATCCCAAATAATAAATAATTCAAATGCCAGATGGAATTAATATCAGAACACTTACGAGAGCAGATAAAGTCGATATAAGCGATTTACTTCTAATTGATAATAAAATTTTAGGAACTCAAATAGTTTCTTTTAGTTCTGTCGTATTGTCTGGTACTCAGGTTTCATTTTATTCTGATTTTATAAATTTATCGGCCAATCAAGACAAACTCAGTTTGGATCTATATTCTTTATCTGCCACTACAACGACACTTTTAAGTGGGGGCGTATCTCCTTCAGGAATATTCATACCAGACAGAGTTGGTATAATGTACTTTGCGGCTAATACGAAAGATTATTTTGTTTCAGTTGGAACTATAAATAGTAAAGATTGGAAAAGAATTTTAACCGTAAATCACTAAAATGTCATTATACAATACAAAAAAAGTTAAAGAATTGCCTCAATTAGAAGAAATAATTGAAGGAAATTATTTGATTGTAGAAAATGAAACTGGCACAAATATAATCGATTTTGCCGATTTCGTAATTGGACCCAATAATGTTTCCTTTTATAATATAATTGCAACATTGTGTTCTAGATCGATGTCAATGTCAGCATCTGTTGATGCGGGTTTTCAGACTTTAAGTACAAACGTGTTAAGTGCTGTCAGCCTCAGAATAGATGCACTAACAGCCAATTATCCTAGGTTGTTCGAGGTTTATCCAAATACAATTACCGTAAATGCCAATGCGTTTTACGGTAAAACTGATTTCAATAGCGAGATTTCAAGCATTTTGATCAATGACATCAATGTATCTCCAATAGACAAGGGTGCATCATTAATGAATTGGGCTTTATTCCTATCATCAGCAGTAAATCCAGGTAGTCCCAACCCATACACCTATTCCATTATAATTTCATCAACCACAAGCCAAAGCATAGCGGCATCCTTTGCCACCAAGGTTACGAAATACTATTAATCCCTAACGTGAAAGTTTAAAGCCTTTGTCAGTTTACGAATTATATCTCTTTCAGATACATTTTCAGCTTTAAGTCTCTCAACTTCTTTTTTAAAAGACTTGACGAATTCTGGGGAAAGTGCAAAATTTCTAGGATAATACATCCTAGACCTTATTGGAATGGATTTATAATTTTCTTTAATTAAAGAATTTGCTCTTTTGTAAAACATTATATTATTATTTATGTAATAATAATGCTTTTGTTTTCTTGAGCGGTTGCTTCCTTCTGTTCTCTAAGCAATTTATTCATTTCTGCCAATTCATTGATATCTATGAGAGACTGATCTTCACCATATGCATCTCCATCTTCCGTAACATACATTGCAATTTGAGCTATTCGTTCAAATGGCTCACCATGAATATCAATAATCGCAGGAGCATTATCCTTTTCAAAAAATGGCAATGTTTCAACACCTTTTTTATATTTGCTTAAAATTGCTTTAAATATGTTATCAATTTCATTGACGTAATCAGCATCAATTTCACGGATACCATTATTCTGAATTGGAGGCATTAAATCCCTAGTACACAAGAAAATGACATCAAAGTTTTGCATCGATTGCCTAACCTTGTAGAGGGTGTATTCCATTACTTTCTCGGTAAATCCCTTCATACCCTTACCATAACACCACATCGTATATACTAAATTATCTAATGGGCATCTATCATAGATTACCTTTTCATGTGCAGTGAATTTATCCGATTCAGTACATAAAATATCCAATATTTCCTTTTGTAGTTTAGGTGTTGTATTTTTAGAGTGTTTCTTCTTCTTTACCAATTTCCTATAATCACTTTTAACCAAAGAATATGTGGGCCATTTTTGTAAAAAATGTTGAATTGTTGTAGACTTACCACTGCAACTTGTTCCTGAAAATGCAATCCTCATAAAGATATCTTACAATGATAAAATAATAATGCAATAGAAAAAATCACATAAACACAACGTTTATCATGTGCCAATTAATTACATTTACATGTTACGTGTATATGTGCCGTCTCGATTTTTTGTATATTCACCATTTCCAGCTTCTTCTCTATTTGAGCGTGTTTTTCCAGAAAGAGTATTTCCTATATCTCCCAAGAAATTAGATGCGGAACCCAACACTCCACCGAATTTAGATTGTGGTCTTAAATCAGAACCCTCTCTTCTGACTTTAATATAATTCGGTTTCATATATTCCCCCTGCCCTTTTTTGGGATTCTTGATATATAGTTGAACTTTTGGATCACCTAATTCATCTTCAGATGCTGGTGCATATCTACCCCCACCCATATCGATGTATGCATTCTGTTTCGATCCAGCGAAGTTAATTTGAGGAGATGTCTCTACTTTTCCCATAATTTCCGCTTGTTTGATGGGAACTTCTGTTTTTCCGCCTTTTAATGCACTCAACAGTGACAAATTCTGAGAAGCGGTTCCTCTATAATCAGAGATTCTCATTTTTTGAGCTAGTGTTTTACGTGATTCAAAATCACTGGGCTGTCCTTTACTGTCCAAATAATCTATAATAGAATCTGGATGATATGTTTTATCCGATGGTGTTTCAGCTTCGCCGTTCTTGGACTGATCCGCTCCATCAGGCTTATCTTCATCATAGTCAAATTCACGTTCAGAATCTCTTTGATCTGCTTCTTCGGGCTTATCTTCATCATATTGCAAGCCATCTTCATCTGGACTTGTCGGGGTGGGTGGTTCAGCTGCTGAATCAGATGGCTTTCCTGATGCCTTTGGAGAAATTTGAACCTTAGAAAAAATAGGATTAAATTCAGAATCGTATTTTTCTGGGAAAACTTGCTTTAGAGAAGTTGCAAATGAAGTTAAAATATCTCTGACTGGTATTTGTTTTTCTACCGTGTATTTTTTAGCTTCTTCTGTATTATACTCTCTGTATTTTTCAATTAAGTTATGAGCATATTCTATGGTAGCATCATCATCGGCTAATTTATCGCTATTTGCTAAAGAATTGAATTCTTTAATTCTTTCAAAAACAGCTGCAATATCTACTTGCTGTTGATATACGCCGTACTCATCTTCTTTTAAAAATCTATTATTCATATTTTTATTTATAAATCAAGCATCTCAAATCCTGAACTTGGTTGTCTAGCGGGATTGGTTTTTTTACGACTTGGTGATGATTCAGACCTGGTAGGGGGTTTCATACTAAAGCTCGGTGTAGGCATAGGTGACGCGGCCTGTGGGGGTTTAGATTCACCCTCTCCTTTAAGTGCATTATCAATAGCACCGTATGTTTCTCTCCCACCTCTACCTATGTCTTTTACAACTTCCCCCTTTACTCCTCCAGTGATTTTAGATCCGATTTTTGAAAAATTTCCAGTTTTTACGATATTCATATATAAATCAACCGTGGATTTATCAGCTAAACCTTTTTTTGCCAACGTTTCACCAAATTTAAGCATAAGTCTCTCAATACGTGCATCGTTTTTGGCTATTTGTAAAACTTTTTCCGCTACTTTAAGAGCTTCTTTGTCTCCTGCTTTTACGGCTGCTTTAGCCAAGCCCTTCAAGCCAGCCCAACCAATTCCCCCAACCCCAAGGGCCAAAAGTCCAAAGTTTGGCAAAGCCAAGAATATATTCAAAATCAACATCGCCCAAGGACCAACGTCTTCGGGTCTTTTTTTCAATTCAACAATAGCGTCATACAAATCAGGATAAGAACTAATACCTGTTGGGTCGAGTATCTTGAACCAAAACCATGCAGAACTATCATCTTCCCACTTTTTTTCATCCGCTTCTAAAAAAACCCTATTTTTATAACTTTCAAAAATTAATTGTGAATCTCTGTCTCTCATATATTATTATTTAATCAAACTATTTAGCATTTAAGCATCCTTTGAGTATTTTTTGAAAATATCTTGACCCGCTCCAGCGGCGACCTTAAGTGCTTCCTTTGCAGAGTCAGCTGTAATGCCTTTTGAGTAAATATTAGCTATATCAGCCATTAATTTGTTGGTGTCAGGGTCATCGTCGTATACTGGTGTCGTTTCTGCTGTTTGTTGAGATTGTTCGCCACTTGCTGGTGTCGTTTGTTGGGGTTGTTTACCACTTGCTTGTGTTGTCTGTTGGGGTTGTTTGTCAGCAGATGCGTATGATTTATTTGGATTAATGTCTCCTCCGCTTTTTAACATGGCAAGTCCTTCCTGCATTGATGCATCGTCTATTCGCCTTCCTTTATTACCGAAACCCTCGGCGGAGGCTGTAGCTCTCATCCATTGAGATAACCAATTGGGATCATTTAATAATTCAGCAGTTATTACTTGGTTGTTATCCATTCCAATTAATGACATGGTACCACCCCATCTACCGTTTACCCAGTAATATCTCGCTTGAGCTACGGTTTTTCCTATTACTGGCATGGATTTCAAATGAGCCATATTAGCAGCGATACCGTTAGCTAAAGTTGGATATCTACCTATTGGGTGCGTTGAACCAGTTTTCGGATCTTTAAGGATACCATGTCCTTCCATTCCATATTTTTCAAATTTCTGAGAAGGGTATGCACCGCCTGGATTATTGTATCTATCTGGACCAGGTCTACCGTCAGCGGGAGATATGTCCATTCTTTTACCGTATGCTTCTAAAATTAAATTGCAAAAATTATCAAATTTACTCATTTATTATTATTTAGTCGATCATATAACTAAATAAATATATAACATATGATAGGAAAAAAAGACACCCATTGCATTTTTGAACAATACCGCAGCGTTTTAAAAGAACAAGTCGATGATAGGGTTAAGGCATTGTTAAGCGCAATCGCTATTTCAGATCTCGATGAAGAATTTAAAAAAGGTTTGAACAATTTATTAAGCGACCCCGAAGTTGCAGCTAAATGGAAGGGTGGACCCGTAAAAAGCATAAATGCTGGTGATCCCAAGTTTGCCGAAGAAATGAGAGCCGCTCAAAAAGCACAAAACGCCGCTTATCCAGAACAAGAAGATAATGAGGAGTACCAGAATTGCCACTTAATCGCAGACCCCAGAGCTAGGGAAATTTGCGAATATAACAAAAGAAAAGTCGGTCGTGCTAGTGTGGCCGCTCAAGGCAAAGTAGATCCAAATAAAGTTCTACGTTAAACTAAGCTCCCCAACTAGTGCCGCCAAACGGATTAGACCATCCACTTGTCGTGGGGTTATTGCCAATGGGTGCTGCGTTTGACTTTTGTGGTTGAACACTCAAGTCTGGTGTTTGTAAAATAACATCAACTGGAGCCACTTGTTCCACACTTTGAGCACCGTAATCCTTTAAACACTTTGCAATGTAACTTGCTAATACGGAATCCTCGTTTTTCTTTAAGAGTTTCTCTAGATCTTTTTTGAATTTATTATTGTCCATGAATTAATTTAGAACAATAATGAAATTAATCAACTATCAAGTCAAATAAGCAAGGATTTCGTATTTTTTCTTAGATTGGAAACCATCTTTATCTGGTGATTCAATATTCTCCCAAGAAAAACTAATTCTGGAATTTTCAATTTCCACACCTTCAATGAAGGGATTATCTGTTTTTCTACTGAATTTCAGTAAAATACTGCCCTTTTCTCCCATGATCATATCACCAGTGACCATTTCCAAATTGTATCCGCACGAATCTAGTATATTACCAACCTCGTGAAGTCCTTTACTTATGCTATCTACCTTTAAGTTACCACCAAGCATTTTACTACCGTGAATATGGTTGGTTATTTTAATTCTATCTTTTTTATTGATCTTAGGGTTTTCAACTAAAGATAAATCGGATGTTTCTATATCCGCGTCTTTATTTTTTTCTTCAACTACTTTTTTTTTAAGCAAACCGAAAGATTCCTTGAGCAAGTGCTTGATGAAACCATCAAAAGATTCTTTAACAACTGATTTCTTCTTTTTCTTAGCAACTGGCTTCTTTTCCACTTTAGCCTTTTTAGACTTGTCCTCAAATTTCTTTTTTAAGAAAAATGGTAAAGGTTTTTTACCACCTTTCTTTTTAGCGGATTTATCAGATGCATCAGTCTTTTTCCCTTTTTTATCGTCTGTTGCAGTTTTTTTTGATGTTGTTTTTTTGAATGGCATAATTAGAATTATTTATTACTTCTGAAGTGTTTTCCTATAAAGATTTAAAATATCTTCATCATTTAAACCCATTTGTTTAAGATATGTTTCAATAAAAGAAATTTCATTAGATGATATCACTTGCTGGACATCAGCCGATTCAATATCTTTACCCAATTCTTGTAATTTAGCTACGAGGTGTTTCTTAAACGTCGAAAGTCTCGACCCATTAAACTTAGTTGTTTTTTCAGCTTCTTGTGGAGTCTCGACATCCATAGGCTCAATATGAGCTTTAGAGACGGTTTGTATAGGATCAATTCCCGATGGAGTGTTGATAATAAAAACTTTGAAGTCCATTTTGCTTCCTGGACATTCTTGCAGTATATATCCTTCATAATGTGGTGAATTCATTATACCCAACTTCTCAGACCATACAGGATCGACCTTGATACGTACTTTTTGAAGTTTTGTAGACTGCACTGCTTTTTCCAATAGACCTATGAATTTCACAATATTATTTATCTTTTTTTAATCTTCTTTGTTGACATTAATGATTCCACCATTGTTTTTAATGAAATCCTCACCTAATAATACCTTATGTTCATTTTCACTTCTGTCAGCTATTGAAAAAGGAACACCTTCATGGGATTTACCATTAATTGATACATTAAACCTAACAACTGGCCTATCTTCTTTATTACCAGAACCAATGTGTATTTTTATTTCTTCTTCATATGGTAATGATATTACTTTACCATCAACGGTTTCAAATTTAACCATATTATTATCTTTACCTAATATTATACCGTGTAAAACATTGTGTGCTGTATTTCCAGTGTCCGTTTTGGCTTTAATTGTACCTATGCCTTCTATGTATATATCCTCCACAATACCCAAAACATTTTCCATGATTAAGTTGTATAATTTTATAAATTTCATTGTTTAATATATCACCAATTCTTGCAACTTAAATATTTTGCAGTACCTGGTTTTGCAGAAGAGCAACCATGTCTGGCGCGAAATGATTTTTTACGTTTAGTATTTCCGCTTTTTCCAGTGGCTTTGACTCCTTTTTGTCCAAAATGAACTCTTTTATAACCCTTCCCTTTAGGATTTTTAACACATTGCATCCATTTTTTACCCTTTGCTGTAGATGATGCTTTTTTGGTAGGCCCTGTGCAACGTGCTCCCTCTAAAATTAAATTAACCAGTTTATCGAAATTTTGCATATTATTATTTAGCTTAATCATAAATAATAACATGGGTAGAAAAAACAGTCTATTGGATATTTCCAAAGCATACGAACAAATTTTAAATGAGATGAATGCAGGTATTCCTTCTTCTGCTCAAAATTCACTTTATAGAGATGAAAACGAGGATGAAGGACAAAGTGTAATTATCAATAATGCAGATGATCCTAGTCAGATAACATTTACAGCTGCTGCTCCTAGACAAAGTGCTGAAGACATGGCACAAAATGCAAATGCTGCCGATATGAATAGAGCCTCGTCGTGTTCTAAATGTGCAGATGGTCAATGTGGTGCTGAACAGGCTGATGAAGAAAGTACTTGTGGGTGTGGAATGAGTGATTGTTCATGTGGTGAAGAGGGATACGATGTATATGATAATTCCAATCTAGAAATGGCGAAATCCGAAGTATATAAAATTTTAAAATGTGCAGACGAATTAATGCAAATTTTAGATTCATCTCCAAAGATGGAAGCATGGATGTTGAGTAAATTAGTAAAAGCTTCTGATTTTGTTTCATCAGTCAAAGACGTAATAGACTATGATTTATACGACAAAGAAATGGGGCATGATATGTCTGATCTTTCTAATGGAATGAATTTAGTTGGGCAGATTACAAGCATGTTGAGTGGAGAATGTAAAGCTGTAAATGAAGCTGTAATTAAAAGAGCAAGATTCAATTTAGAAATAATAAAAAACAAATGAGCAGATTTCACAACTTATTAAACAGAGCATATAGAGAGATTATAACTGAACAGGAACAACCTCCTATTCCTGAGCAACCACCCGCTCCAGATCAAGCGGCACCTACACCTATTCCAGAGATTCCAGATGCCAAAAAACCACTTTCACCAGAGAATTTTGTGTTTTTAGTTAGGTTATTACCAAAAGCATTAATGATAGACACCTTGGAAGTAAGAGAACAATCCATGTTAGCAGATATTGGTGAAATTAACGAAAATAATGCAGGAGAAGTGTTGAAGAAAATAATTCCAATTATTGAAAAATACGCTCCATCTACTGACGATTTACCAAAAGTTTAAAATCTGTAATTTTTTCAGATAAGGCATTAAAATTATTACCCATTAATAATTTTTTCAATTTCTTCGAGTTAAATGTGTTTTTTTCATAAAAAATATCAGCTTTCATTGAAATTTCTTTATTCATACCTTCTGAATTATCATATTTTTCACAATAATAAATTGGAATAATTAGTATTTTAGATATTTTACTTAAACAAGATTCTATTGTATAATCTTTTATAGTTTTCTCAAATATTATAATTGGTTTATCTAAATTATTATTTTTTAATTCTATTAATAATTGCAATATAGAATAATAAATTATTAATTGTTTTTTATTTTTAATACTCTGTGTATTAAAGTCTATTTCAAATTTATTGCAGAATTTTATTATATCATGTAATATATTATTATATAGAATATTATATTTTATAATATAATAAATCATAGTTTATTTAAATATAAATTGTATTTAATGTGGAACACAGAGTAATTATAACTATACTACAGTATTTTGTCAAGCGATATTTTTTTATTTTTTCCTAATCTAACATTAATAATTCCATTTAAACATTTTTCATCAAATAAACAATTGTTTAAAACTTGATGTTTCATTTCACAATATTTCAATTCAAACTTCCCACCCTTAGTTAATGTGATGATTTCAAACAACATCCCAATCTTGCTTTTTTTAGAAATATAATCATTTATTAAATTAGAAGATGAAGTGTAATCTTTCCAATCGCTTTCAACCACTTTTCTTCTTGCATTTACATTACCCTTTAATGGTTTTAATTTCCTTTTAGATTGCAATTGCTTTGATCCAATGTACCAATAACCACTTGGTAATGTAATTCTATAAACGAATCCAAAATACTCTTTAGATTCATCACCAAAAGTTTCTATGTTTTCCACTCTTACCCAATGCCCCAAATCTTCTTGATCATTTATCATTTGATCTTATTTAGGCGGCCATTGTGTTTGATTTTATCGGAGCTGTCTTGGCTATTCTTCTCATTGCTGCCCTGCCCTCTGGTTCATTTAAAAGTTTTTCGAAATCAATTTCTGAACCATATCCCAATTCATTAAAAGCATTACGTTGTCTGCAATAATTCATAAATTTTTCCCATTGTTCGTCTGCTTCTTTGGATCCCAACGCTATATAATCAGCATCATACCCTAACGCTATTCCAGTTTCAAGATAATACCATCCTTTCAATTCAGCTAAAACTGGAGCGAATTCATATTGTAAATCACCTCCTGTTAGTTTACTTTTCCTTAAATTGCTGGTGCCAAAGTCTTGTGCAGTATGGGTTGCTTCATGTTTATTGACATCATACGCTAATCCATCTTCCCTTTTATAACTCACTGGACCTCCCTCAAGTTCAGCGATACCCGATTTTTTATATGGTTCGTTGGCATTTAAAAATATATTATGTTTAACGGATTTTTTCTGACCAAATGGCGTGTTTGTGATAGTCATTGTGGCTCTAGCTTGACCGCCGATCCCAGGAGCCAATTGTTTAACTTCAACGGGTATCACTCGATCCAAGTTTTCTTTACTGTAATTTGGCAGCTTGAATTTCTGTTGTAAATAATCGTCTTGACCTGATGCATTTATATCGGATATGATTTTATC